TACAGCAGTCATTGTCTTCTTTGCTCGTTTTGCAAAGGCAACGTGTCGCTATATCACCGTAATATGCCATATACCGATATTCGTGTGCACATGGCACATGACGCTTTAGGTACTTCATTTTCTGTCTTCTGTTCATTGTTTCCCTCTTTTGTTTGAATAATATGAGCAAGTGTCAGGATTGTAGGTTGGGCTTGGTTTACACGAACTGATTATGCAATAGTCTCCACTACTATACCAATGCTTGCAGTTTAATAAACAGCATTTTGCAGCCATAATTTCATCTCCTATAACTTGAACCGACTTCAATTCGTTCCTTTGTCATAATTGTTTTCTTTTAATCGTCTTAAAGTACACTTGGAAATCATCGTCCCAATTATTTGCTTTTGCCAACTCGGAACAAATAGGTCTTCCAAGTTTATCCCAACAATATGTGCCATGAGTTTCGTATAACGAGCATTTAGGACAAATCCAACGGTCTTTACCACCACCAAAATAGTTTTTATATTTGCTTAGATGATGATTTACTCCATCTATTCGCAAACAAACTCTTTTATTCTTAAAATTTTTCATAATTTCCTTTGTCATAAAATTTTTATTTCACCTCTCTAATTAAAGTTTTACGTTCTACAAAGTAACACTCGCAACTTTCAAGTTTGCCTTTCTTGTCAATCGTTATTGTCGTATTCTTTGTCGCGCTCATAATATTCTTTCTTTACATCTATGCCGTAGATTTCCCTGCCTATCTTTTCTTGCAGTTCAATATCCCGATAAGGATTGCAGTGTAACCCCTTGTGGCAGTAGTGGCAAAGGCACATCATATTCCTTTCGTCCATTGCGTATTGCGGAAACCTATGTAAAGGTAGTACGTGATGAATTTCTGCCCTCCCCATCGGTATTTCCCTGCCACATATCTCACAGCCTTTGTCAATCCTTGTTTTTGCCACGTGCTTGCGTAATGCCCTGTTATGGAAGATGCCACGCACCACATCACTGATACACCTTGGCTTTAGTCGTATGTTATGTGAAATATAGAAATGCCAATTACCCAAGTGCCAATGTCGGTAGCCGTATTTTCTTTCTTGTATTTTCCGTGCCTTGAACATACGATTTCTCACGGCTTTTTTCCGTGCAGTCCAAATCTTGACTTCCGTATTATCTCCGTTGTTGTTTATTATTATGTCGTTCATTGTTTAGCTTAGTTGTTTTAATTCGTTTAATAGCCATTCCTTGTATCGTTCCTTGTTGCCTTTCGCCTGTTGCGTTTGTTCGTATTCTTGAAAGCCTACCGCCCAAGATATAGACGAAGGGTTGCAACAATGAAAAGAAGTATTCACGCTATAAAGCATTGCTTTCATTTCGATTATCTGTTCCCTTGTGAATGGGCAGTCCTTGTGTACTTTCTTTTGCGTTCTCGGTGAAGCCATAAAATATACCCTTTATTTTTTACAAACTAATATGTTACCATACCAAGGTCGCCACAGACACTTTTTTTTAGTGTATATTTATTAGCATAAACCTTATAAAGATTATTCTTTGTAGCAAAGTTATAGCCTATAATATCGAGACCACAAACATTTGGCGCAAAAACTTGTTCGTAATTATGTGTTTTTGTCGCCCAACCTTTTTTGATTGCGTACTGCATAGTATTGAAAGCAGTACGAATACAATTACCAGTTTCCTTTGCGATGCGTTTAAGGCTTAGTCCATATTCCTTGTACGTATCAAATCGGCTACCCAAAACACCTTGCCTAACGAGACGCTTCACTAACTTTCGTGCAGAGCGATATTCTTTTGCCCCTTTGGGGTTGCTTACACTTTGGAGCGTGCGTTTGATAAAGTCCTTGTGTGCTTGTATGATAAGAGCAAGGAAAGCTCTAAGGGAATAATATGTATCTTTGAAAGTATTGTGGCAGAATTTATCTACCTTAATATTTCTATCTTCGTTGTGTGAGCATAGTTTGGCAATAACGAGGTGTTGTCCGTTTTTGCCCTCAAAGCGTACCCATCCCATTTGTTTAAGGATGGGCATATACTTGTTAAGGGTGGTAGCGGAAACGCCTGTCATTGTGTGTATCTTATTTATGGTATAGTTATGCAAGCAAGAGGAACGTCCAAACTTCCATTTAAGGTATAAGGCTAAAGCCAAGGCTTTCTGCAACCTCGGCTGACCTTTTGTTTCGTTTATGTATTTTCTTCTTACTTGCATTGAAAAACTTATGTTTACACCCATAGAAAAAGTTGCTCATTGGAAATCCTCCAACAAGCAACTCCTATGGGTTCGTCGTACAGTCGGAAGACTTGCTTTATGCAAGGTGGAACATTCCGCTTTCCGACGATTATAAGTGTAAACATTTCGTTATCTCAACGTCTATCCTTAATGTCTGCTTGCAGGTGTTCCACTTCCATCAAGCATTGCAAAGTTACCAACATATTTTGTATTCTCCAAATAAATTTGCATTATTTAACACTATTCCGTCATAAACACACTTGCGAGTTTGACTTTTGGGGCATATCCTCCTTCAAGGAAATCAAGTATGCCGACAATTTCCTGCCCACGTTTGACGGAAAGCAGTTTCAGCGTGAAAGTCGGCTTGTTGCTACCTTCCTTGTAAGCCCTGACAACATTTCCGTTGGCAATCTTAATGTCGTGATAGGAACGTGTGTCGCCTGCCGTAACGTAGCAAGCGTTGCCACGGAACATTATGCCCATAGCATTGTCGGTTGCGCCAAGTGTAGATAGGTATTTTCCGTTATCCCACATTCCGATTATTACCCACGAACCATAGATGTCTTGTGTGGTGTAGGACTTATGTTTTGTCTGTGCAAGACAATCGTTGCAAGCCAAAGTAAGGCAAGCAAGCAGAATAAATAAAATCTTTTTCATTGTTGTTTTTGTTTTTAGTGAATGGGTTATTGTTAGAATAGTGTAGGTTGCTTTTGTTCTATCACATCTTTTAGTAAGTTCTTTCTTGTATAATACTTAGATTGCATTGTTGCAAACATATCGGGTTGTATATTCTTTTCAAGATTGCTGCACGCATCAATATAGAAACGCTTGCTGACTTCCATGCCATAGGCTTTGCGTCCAAGTGATGCAGCAGCCACCAATGTACTACCACTTCCTGCGCAAGGGTCGATAACCACATCATCAGGGTCGGTAAACAATTCTACCAATCGTTTCAACAAAGGTATAGGCTTTTGTGTTTCATGGGTGCGTTCCATTCCTAAATCCCTTACCCAATCCATACAATTAAAAACCATTTGACCGTTGTTATTGAACTTTGGCAGTTTGTCACGATAGAGTATCAATCCATATTCGCAATTACCCACCACACGCATATTTGCTTTAAGCACTTGCGCTGAATAGTTTTTGCGGAATACAAGGTTTATGTAATGCTTGAAGCCGTAACGTTTCGCAAGTTCTATAAGGTAGAACTGTTGCATAAACTCGCAAAAGACTATCATACAAGGTGCGCTTGTTGAAGTTCTGCCCCCCCCATTTTCTTTTGGTTCGGGTTTAAGCATTTGTGAAGCAAAGTGCATAAATTCAGCAGGCTTGAAATTCTCGTCAGTTACAAAGAATGTTTCGCCTGCTTTGTCGCTTTCTCCGTTCTTGTTATTGCCACCGATATACCAAGAAGGATTGCTACCATAAGCCTTGTCACCTAACGAATAAGGTATATCCGTAAGGATAAGTTGCGCTTTTGGTATGCCATAACGTTTGAAGTCTTGAAAAGAACTATTGAATAGTCCGACACGATTGTTGAGCATTCTAAATTCTGGATTCTCGACAGTTGCTACGTCTTTTGTTGTCAGTTTCATTGTTTCGTTGTTTTCGTGAATAATATTTTTAAAATTTTCCTTTCTGTTGTGGTATCATCTTGAATCCACCGTAAACACAAAATAAGCCGAACAAAGCCATAATAGCATAAAGGCTTATAGTTATTCCGTCTGCCATACTAACGTGCGCTACAAGCCTACGGAACGGCAAATTAAGCGTTATTAGGTAAGCACACCTAAACGCATACTTGCAAAGTTCAAGTGCAAAGCACAAAATCCAAACAAGTAACACATCAAGCCAATCTATAAAGACTATATCTGAAAGAAAGAATGTGATAGGCAAATTGTAAAGCGTTTCATCCTCAACGTCAACTATCAGATTTTGGCTTATTACCGCATAAATGCTTTCTATATATCCGACAAGTAATATGAATGCCAACACAAACGGAATAATCTTACCTAAACGGATAAGAATTTTTCTAAATAGATTTGCCATAATGTTTATGTTTTGCGTTTAACCCTAACTCTTAATAAGCCAGTGTTAGCAAGCATGGTGGGGTGTCCTATATTACCTACGTTGTTTTTTCTTGTTGTAGGTCTTAAAGATGCCCTCTGCTTTACACGCAACTTTCCTCGCTTCGCCATAGGTCACTAATCTAACTTTTTGTATTTGTTACTAACCCCACCCTCGTAAGCGATGAAGCCGTTGTCTAATACTTCTTGAACCCTAACTATCTCCGTAGTGTCAAGTTCTACATAGTCGCCAACCTTTATATCTCTTGGTATAAAGCATTCGCAAGTTTGGGTGTATTGAGCAACCTTTCCTTTATTAGGACACACTCCCTTGCCCATAACATCATAAGAAAAGTTCTTACATTCGTAGCAATAGTTCTTCATACCTTTATTTCCTCCATATATTCGTGCTTGTCACACTTTGGCTGGTAAGGATGTATCTTCCTTTCCTTAAAACACCTCTCGCCAAACTTGCAAGCAATGCACGTTGTCCTTTACCTTGTCAATCATAAAATCCGTAATCATAGGTGAGGCATTGTTCTTACGCAACACCTCACCTACTTTCTGTATTACTTCTTCTTCCGCCATACAAATACAAATATTTCACTTGTTAAGATACACTTGTTCTAATTGTTTGATAACATCACCACCAAAGGCATTTTTTGTAAGGTTAATAAACTCACGCATAGTCATTTCGCCCTTGTCTGGGTCAAGATTGTGCGCTCTTGCAAATTCATCACGACCAAACTTACAACTGCCCGTCAAAGTATGATGTAAGCCATAAAGTTCCTTATGTGAAACCTTTGTGTCGAGCGTAGGGTACTTGCTAATGGTGTCGGCAATACGCTCTTCAATAGGTATGTTCTCGTCATACTTCTCTTGTGCTGACTGCACAGCCTCTTTCAGCGTTTCACCATGCGCAAAATAACTCCCCACTTTCGCAATATAGCAAGGTACGAGTCCTACGTTGTAGCGTATGGTGTAGCCCTTGGCATAGTTGCGCTTAACAGACTCTATTATAGTAGGAACACCATCCACCCTATACACAGTCTTACCATTAAGTTCTTTAACGCCGTTGCCGTTGCCGTAGCCGTTGCCGTAGCCGTCGCCGTCGCCGTAGCCGTCGCCGTTGCCGTAGCCGTAGCCGTCGCCGTCGCCGTCGCCGTTGCCGTAGCCGTTGCCGTAGCCTTCGCCGCAGCCCACGTCAAGAAAAACCTCAATCTTCTTCTTTAATAACTCCATACGCCCTGACCCTCCAAATTCTTGATTGCGACATCGGTGCAAGGTATAATTTGGCATACCCTGTTAAGTACCATACTCTGAACAAATGGTGACACTTGACCACCTTTAATACCATCATTGGCTATTTGTGATAAACAAGATGCACCTTTCCATCGCCATATGTTTCTTACATTTGTAATACTGACGGTTTCACCATTAACCTCATTAAGTGTTCCAAAGTACACACCTGCGTCATAACTACGCACAAGAACTTTTTTACCAATCAAATTTTCAATCGCTTTCATGTTTTTTTTTATTTTTATAAGTTAAACAATAATTACTAATCGTTTCGTGGAATACTAAGTATCATAAGCAGGAATATCACAGCCACCCAAGAAAGAAAACTTAAACACAATCCTGCCACTATGCCAAACACATAATCGTAGTAACGTGGATAGTTGTTGTATCTGCCACATGACACTACAAGATAAAAAGTCAATAGAAAGGCGCATATAGCACCGACAATCCAAAGTTCTGCCATTGTTTTATTTTCTTTTGTTATTTAGTTTTCGTGAATAACTTTTTTTTGCGGAGGGTGAGGGATTTGAACCCCCGATACCGATTAAGGTATGCCTCGTTAGCAGTGAGGTGATTTCAGCCAATCATCCAACCCTCCTTGATAAAAAGCCTACTGCCTTTCGCAAGTTTTCGGCTTAGAGAATTAACCTTAAATACTTAAACAAAATGAAAAAGCATATTACCTTATCATTTGCAAAGTTACGAAATTATTTGTATATTGCCAAATCTTTAACATTCTTTATGTCTGCAAGAAATACTCGCATACACGTTTGTTGTTTGGTAATGTGACCATCTTTTTGCCGATATTGTAGCCTCGTTCTCGCAAATCCCAAATGCGACTTGCTAAACGGAAGCACCCGAAAAGGTTTAATGCTTCAAGGCTTGTAATCGAATAGCCTTTTTTCATGTACTCCGCAATCTTGTTGCACTGACTTTCACTTTCTTTCTTGTTCAAATTTACGTTTGCCATAGTCGATACTTTGTTTTAATAGTCAATCCACCTTATAAAGATAACTCTTTGCCCCAGCCGTTGTCACAAATGTAACATCTGGATATGCTGCACCACCGCTGAATGTTGTGTGCTTGTCAAAGGTCTGTATATATGAGGCATTAGGCTTTATCTCCCCTTCCTCTACTTTCCACACAACACTCTCGTATGCCTTTCCCTTGCGAATAGTAAACGCAGATGCTAAAAGTTCTTTTGCTTTCATAGGTCATTTCAAATTTATATTGATTTGTACTTCAAACGCACGATGTGCCACCATGTTAATCTCACTAATCCAATATAAAGCATCGGACAGTTTTTCAAACATACGAGGTGCTTTTTCTTGTCCGTCTTTTGTGTAGTCCACACGGATATTGTAGCCACTTGTCGTTTTCTCTATTTTGGAAATGTTATAAACCAGTCCTCTCATCTTCTTGTTTGCCATAGCCTTATTCCTGCGTAATCTTTTTAAGTATTTTATTTAGTTTTTTTACCTCGCCATCAACAGCATTAGCAACTTGCGGATTATAACCACACATAACTGATGCTCTTTGGTAGTTGGATATTTGATTGATGATACACTCTCTAATAATATCTAATTCTAATTCGTTTAATGTTATTGTGTTCATAGTTTCTTATTTTTAGCGGTTTTCGTGCGTTCTAAGCGCATTTCTAATCAAAGGTGGATAGTTATTCCACAACGAAAAGAAAAGCCGTTAAAAAGCACTTTTTAATGTTTGTGAATAGTAATATGCTCAAATTCATTCCCCTAAGTCCGTCTCTTCGTAAGCCTCGATATATTCTCGGCATGTTTCGTAAAGTCTTTGTGCATATAGTTTCTCATTTGCGCTTATCTCTTCCTCATCTGTACCATAACTTTCTAATGCACCTACGCAATCGCACAAGTCTAAGTATGTGTTGTGAAATCTGCAATAACTCATATTCATAATTCTTTCCTCCTATATTATAATTTGTAAAATGTTACATTTGCTATCTCTACCCCAAGCACTTCTGCTTGAAACAAGAACGTAGCCATAGCCATAGCCACGTTGTCAGCAGGAAAAACCATGCTCCTTCCGTTAATTGTCGCCGTTGCCTTAATCATAGTCTTATCTGTTTTTGGTTTTTTGTTTTCTTCATTTCGCGCACCCATTTACGGGTTTCTTTGAGAATTAAATCCCAATCAACTACTGTGTGATTGATAATCCAAGACTCTTTGCCGTCATCATTTCTGTTGTCTTGAAATATCATACGAATATCCCACTCTTTTCGGTCAAAGCAATATAACTCAATCGGTGTTACATCGTTCCTCTTTTGTGCATAACAATGCATCTTCCAATCACAATCAATCGCTGCGTCAAAGTTAAGTCCACAACACTTGTACTTAATATTTACAATTCTTTTTGCCATGTTTTTATTTGTTTTTGTTTTCGTAATCACTCGCAATCCTTGCACTTCTTCGTAGGCTATTTATCATGTTTGCCAAACGTACCTGTAACTTGTAACTCTCAATATCGCCACTAAAATCCCAAGTACGGAAAAGTGCGCCCTCGCTATCCATTTCTTTGTAGTCGTGCATCATATTCAAGATACGCACACGATTTTCCTTGTGGGTGTTGATTTTATCCCATTCAGTCCATTCCGTTGGCTCACCCTTGCAGATGTCGCCAAACACACACTGCAAAATCTTCACGAAAGCACGTATCTCCCTTGAAGCAAGGTGTCGTGCGTTCTTTGTCATTCCTCTTTGTCTTGCCATTTCTATAAGTTCCTCCTTTGTATGTTTGTTTCTTGTTTCTATATATTTAGTACTACTTGCACCAAGTTTGCAACCTTGCGCTTTCTTTACTGCGAGTGCATCCTTTGTTCGTTTACTACACATTTCCCTTTCGTATTGCGCTACCGCAGCAAACACGCCAAGTACCATAGAATTGACTACTGGCATATCTGTAAAGTGAATATCTATGCCAGTGTTGATAACCTTGAAAGTAAATTCCACGTCTCTTGCAAGTCGGTCGAGTTTCGCAATAACCAAACTGCAATCATTCTTCTTGCAATAGTCAATCGCTTGCCACAGACCCTTTCTGTCACGATGCGTACCACTTTCAACATCCATAAATTCATGGACTTGCTTTCCTTTATTCTGTTTGATAAAGTTTTCGCACATTGTTCTTTGTGCAGAAATTCCCAAGCCTTGCGCACCTTGACGTTGCGTAGAAACACGAAGATAAGTTACATATTGTTTCATAATGTTTAAGATAATACAAATTTGTTATCAATCCACCTTTCACAGTTCTCATATCGGTTACTTTCGTACACCACATCAAAGTCATCAATATGATACCCTTCTTCGCCATTGTGGTCAGCGTAGTAACCATCCTCGTCAAAGTCGGCGAGGTTGAAGATGTTGTATAGGTCGGTATCTTCCTCCACAACAAACCATTGTTTTCTATCTTGTGACATATCTTACTCTTGTAAATTCTGTTAATACCACTTATTGTTAATTACTTCTTTTCGGTACGTTCCACTTCGGTAGTTCCGTTATCATACGTGTACACAACCTCAATATACGTTCCCTTGTCATGTGCATAAGCACCGATAATATTCGCCATAATTCGTTCCTCCTTATCTTTTTGGGGTTTCAAGGTAAATTTTCATCACAAATAGCCACCCTGTGACCTGCACGCACAAGTTTTGGTAGATAAGTGTCAAGTGCATGGCGGGGAAAACCTGTCATGCGATAACTCTTGACTGTGCCGCCGCTTGCCAAGACTATGCCGAGTGTGTTAGCACACACCTCTGCATCATCGCAATAGGTTTCGTAGAAGTCACCTGTGCGAAAGAGTATAACTGCGTCAGGATACTTCTTTTTGAGTTCTCTGTACTGCTTTGGTGCGTTGTTCATCTCGTTGTGTTCACTTGCAAGGTAGTTTGCAGGTGTGACAATCTCTTTTACTTCGTAGTTCATAATTCTTTACTTTTAATTGGTTAATAATAATATTGTTGTCTTGTTCACTTTGTGGCGGTGACGAGTTCCATGCTCGTTACACTGGTCTAATACTGACACCGCCTAACCAACCAATATAAAACAAACAAAAATCAAAAATCCGTTACCTTGAAGCGTACATCGCACTTCGTTGAAAGTTCCGTAACAAGCATATCTGCATCTTGTTCGGTAGCGACATAGCAAAGGTTCTGCCATTTGTCGCCCACGTTAAACTTTATTCTCATTACATTCGTCCTCCCATTTTGAAGATATCACCACTTAAAACTAAACCAATCAAACCAATTATCAAGATAATACTCATGTAGTCACCTCCTTTCCTTAGTCCACGTAGTCAAAGTAATACTGAATTGCTTCGTCGTGCTTTGGGTGACTATCATCAAACCAATCAAAGTACAAGTCCTTCACCATGTAGTAAAGTTCTGCATACATCTGTGAATAGTTCATGTTCTTGCGTGCGTGATGCTCCCAGGACTTCATGTTTAACACAATAACAATCTCAGCGAAAAACTCTATGTTGTCTTTCCAATTATCCATTGCGCTTTTCAAGGTGTTGGAAATAGCATGATTTCCCTCAATCGCAACACACCACTCGGCAATACTGAAATCACTTGTGTACGTTGTCTTGCGTTTGTAGTCCTCACGCAAATTTGCTTCAAAGTTCTTCTCGCACCAAGCACCATAGGCAAACACACCCTGCGCACCATATTGTGCCACAAACTTTTTCAGTTCGAGCTTCAAGTTGTCTAACTCGGCATTATCGATAAATGCACATATTTCACTCACTCTTGCATTAAAATCTTTCTCTTTCATAGTTATAATGTTTTTTATTGTTGTGTACGTATAAGAATTTCTTTTCCCTCATCTACTCTGTATAGCACCACAAAGGGATGTGCATATTTCGCACGTAAACCTATTGCGATACCGAATACGATGTCTTCTGCCCTCTTCTCTGGTATGCCATACCAGTGCGTGCATACAGGTAGGTTTACAGGTTTTTTGCCCTTTTCCCAATCACTTCTGTTGCGATACACCTCAAAGCGGTAATCATGCGGTTTTTTCATATTCCGTAATTGTTTTATAGTTTAACACACCCTTTTTCGTCGAGCTCATACCACGCAGCCAACAGATAGTTGTCTTTGTTGTATTTGTCATAAGACACGTACTGACAATAGCATGAGCCATCAATATCATCACCATCATCAAAAGTCCAATTCCTGTAACCCATAACACTCATACACATAGCAAGTATAGGCGAGTGCCCCATATCTTCTGTGCTATTCACATAATGCTTACGTGAATATACGAGCATACAATCATTTCCAACATGAGCGGTGATTATAAAAATAAATTTTGCCATAATTTTGTCTATTTAGTTTGTTTATAATTCACTGCACTTTCAAAAGTGCGCTTGCATACTCGCTATTTTCCCTGAAAGGATTTTTGCCGTTGAATACCCATACGTAGCCGTTAGGCGCAGCCTGTGCACCTTGAAGCACTTTCCAACCCTTTGGCATTTTGTCAATAAATCTCACTCCTATCTCTTTGAAGTAGGCGATTGTCTTTTGCGTCTTTTTGTTCATCATATCTTGTCCTCCTTGTATTTGTTAGCACGCAGGTTTCAATCCTACGTACTTGTAATGATTTTTGTTATCAACCCTCTCAAATGTTTTATATAAGGCTATTCCGTTGCGGTGGCTATCTGCTTCACCCATTTGGAACACACCATTACCCCACGTTGTAGGCGGCACACTTCCTACAAGTTCCCATAACACTTCGGGAGCAATTATCTGTCCCTCTTGTACTTTCAGTGTACCGTCATTCTTCCAATCTTGCATTGTGTAGATTTTCATATCTTAGCCCTCCTCATTATTATTATTATTTCCTTGATAAATAACCCGCACTTTGTCATATTCTTCGTGTGAATCTTTGATACCTTAGTTCTCATAACGTAATCCTCCTATTTTCTTTAATTGTTATATTTTAGTGATTGAGATAGAATGCTACATTGTTAGCTACATAGCGACTGCAAGGGTAATTAGCACGCACCCACGTTGCAATTTCTGCCTTGTTCCAGCGCATGAAGTTGTTGAAACCTCCACAACCATCTATGTGTGCGAGGATTTCGTTGGTTGTCATATTCTTTTTCATAATGTAAAGTGTTTTTTTAATTATTGTTATTTAATTATAATATACTATGCGCGTGCACGTATTAACGCAACGTGCCGTAACGTGCGCAAATCGCCCAGAAACGTGCCCAGAAGCGATTAAAATGCTTCTTACCTATAAGATATAAGCAAAGAAAATAAATCGCCCCACAAAGCACGCAAATTGCGTTAGCGGACAAAATTAAAATCAGTCCGACAAAGATAAGCGCACAACCTGTGCAATAGATAGCAAAATTTTTCATGTCACTTCCTCCTGTATAGTTTGTTTATTCGCTTATTCAGTTTGTTTGCAAGTCTAATATTTCCACTTGCCTCTGCACTCATAAGTGCGTCATACAGACTATATATTTTACTCATAGTTTTTTCCTCCTTAGTTGCTAAATGTAAAAATACTGACTCGTAAAGTCATTACTCAGTGCACCTCCGTAGCAATCAATTTGCAACGTATTGCACAATAACACAAATGCACATACCGAAGTCATAGGTACACACACAATCTTTTTGCTCTGCAACTCGCTGACAAGTGCGAGCACCAAATTACGATTTTCTTTCATACTTTTTTGTTTGTTTAGTGAATAATAATTTGATAATATTTTGTGGGAACAGGCGGTTTCGCTCCGCCTGTGCTCTTAGATACTCCCTACCTTAGTTCTGCAAGGTATTCATTGACTTGCTTAGTAATGTCCTCAATACTACTATCTGCATGTACTATATTTATCACCGACAAGCAAACTCCGTCAAGACCAAGTGTTTGCTTTATGCGGTCGATATTCATAGGTGAGCCATATCTCGTCATGTACTTTTTTGAGTTGATTTCCATCCACTTCAAGAAAGTGCAACGGCAAAATGCCCTGTTACATATTGCGTATGCAACATTCAACAAGTTCAAAGGCGAGTTTGCATCTTTTATTCGTACACACATACACATTTGTGTATCGTTTCTTGCAGTACCGCATACAGCATATAGATTAACTCGCACACCTGCCATCTCAGTTGCAGTAATAACATTCGCTATCTTAGCCCCTGCTTTTGCAACATTATCAGTGTCAATCCCGTCATAGATGGTGCAATCAATATACATATCAATTATTGGTTTCTGTGTGTGCTCACGTTTGATTTTTAGCATATTCGTAGGCACACCACGCAGATAGTTTGGCACACTGGGTATGCAACCTTGCACCGCCACTTCTATACGAGGTACAGAGCCTGTTGTAGCCTCGGCAAGTATTTCGCCCTGTGCTTTGATTTTCTTTGCACGTTTCTCGTCTCCGCGTGCGAGTAACTTTTGACTATCTTCAAAGGTTTCGCCCATCCAAGATTTTTGTCTCTCAGCACTCATATTGAATGCACTATGCTCATTCCATACTTTGTATGGTTTTTTAGTTGATAGTGTGCAAGCAAGTTCCTGCACACTATCATAACGCTCATATATTGTCATTTTCATTTCCTCCTTAGTCTTAGTTCATTTCGCCCTCTGCTATTGCGTTGAACGCCTGTGCATATCTGTTAGAGCACTTCATTCGTGCATTGAAAGTGCGAATATCCTGCATATTCCAACCGCTGCATAGTCCATACCATACCGCCTCGTTGATAGTGAAGTCTGCCTGTAACATTGTAGCAATTTGGCGGCTTGCACGTGGTGTAGCGAGGTATGTAGTATTTGCCTCGTCAAGTACCCTGCGCATATCTTTCATGAAGTCAACCAACTCGCTATCTCCGAGAGCCATGCGCATATCGTGCTCATCGGTATAGTCAACCTTAACGAATGAGTATCTGTCAAGCGTTGAAGCGTCCAACTGGAAACGTGAAATGTACCTCTTGTCTCCGCCCCTGCCTGTGCTATTATCGCTTGCGATAATATGGAAATCGGGGTGAGCCTTTACCATGCCGTCCTTTGGGAAGTTGTAGAGCAACTGAGCAGCAGCCGTATTGAATGCAACTTGCACCTCACCAGAAGTTGTAGAAGCCTCGTCGAAGCAGAACACACCGCCCTTAGTGAAGCACTCGTAGAATGAAGTCTTGACTAACTCGCCCGCTGCGTCTGTGTAGCCCTCCAGCTCATACTTTTGTTGTAGCGAGGAAACGCAATAGAAAGGCAAACCGAGTGTGTCTGCAACTTGCTTAGCAAGCGTTGACTTGCCACTACCAGCAGGACCGTAGAGCCACGGGTATCGCCCAAATATTCTATCATTAGTCACCATCTTGAGCACGATGGGCAAGAGTGGGTGAGGTGTTTGTCCGTCTGGCAGTTCCTTAGGCTCTGCATTGTTGACCTGCACCTTGACAACTTGCGGCTTTTGCTCCGCCAGCACTTCACGCACAATCGCACGTACCTCATCAGCGTTAACGCTTGCCTTGCCGCCCTTCATATTCATAAGCAACCGAGCAAGTTGCAGAGCCTCATCATCAGCCGTTGAAGCCGTTGCAGGCTCAGTAACCTTTGCAGGCTCTACCTCTGCCGTTGTAGGCTCTGTTGAGGTCGCTGGACGTGGTGCAGTGCGTGCACCCCTTTGACGCTTGGTTTCCAGCTCGTAGCCCTCGGCAAGGGCAAGCTTCATAACCTCAACAGGTGCACCCTTATACTCGATTACAACTCGCTCGCCCGTATCTTTCATAAACGGGTAATTGTTGAAGAAGCGAGTCTTAGGACAAGGACACTGCCCCTCTGCGTGAATAACTCCGTTTTCAACTTTCACATTGTGAACTTTTGAAACCTCGCCCGTAGCGAGATTCTTAACATAGATTGCCATGATTTTTTGATTTTTTGTTTGTTGGTAATATTTGCTTTTTTTTCTATCGTATTTCAAACCTTGTGCCATTATCAAAGGCACATTTTTCTATTACTTTTTCAAGTTTCCAAACCTCGCCAACAGTACAGCGGATTTCTTGTCCGTCTGTGAAAATAATAAATAACTCTTTCATTTTTTTTGCTTATTAGTTTATATCATAGTTAGGCAGGCGGAGTTGAACCGCCCAGAGTTCTTGCAACAAGAAAATTACGAAAAAAGTTTTGCAATTTAACTCTCCTTAACTAAACCACAACAAAAACAACAAAAAGTTTACATATTTTTACAATTAAAGGTGCATGATGCCTGCCAGTTGCGACAAGTAAGACAATTTGCCACAAAGGTACAAAGGTAGTCAGTCAGTCACTCAGTCAGTCACTCAGTCAGTCACTACACACTACATACTACACACTACATACATAAGTAATACACAATCCACAATACACAATACACAATATGGATAATTGCGTACCTTTGCCGTTTTTCTCCGCTGTGTGCGCTTTTTCTCAGTATAATGGATAACTACAAAGGTACAAAGAGAAAAACGCAATACGTGCACTCTTTGTGTTTATATATAATGTACGTAATATTGTGTGTGCTCTGTATCTTTGCTATCTTTGCTATGTTATTCCAGAACTTTTGATTTTTGCCACTTTTTAGCCGTTCTAAGCGCGTTTTTCTATCTTTGTGGATAACTACAAAGGAGCAACAAAAATAATTGATTTGTGCACGCACACAATTACACAAACAAAAAATGCACCTAGAATGAGGTGCAAAGATACAAAAAAACGTACCTTGAATAAGATACGTTTTTATGTAGGTAGTCTGTAGGTCAACACTCATACCAACCGTGCACGTCGATATGTTTGCCATAGTTATTCCTCGTTTCTTAGTGATTGAGATAGAATGCTACATTGTTAGCTACATAGCGACTGCAAGGGTAATTAGCACGCACCCACGTTGCAATCTCAGCCTTATTCCAGCGCATGAAGTTGTTGAAACCTCCACAACCATCTATGTTGGCGAGTATCTCATTCGTTGTCATATTCTTCTGTTTCATAATTTTTGCGTTTTTAAGTGTTATTTATATAGTGTTTTCTCTCTCTCTCTCCGATTAGATAAAACCGAGTTTGTTGTTCACCTCAAGTGAGATTGCTTCCTGTTGCATTTCCTCTTTGAGATGTTCGCAGAGAGCTACAATTTTCTCCATGTTTTTGTTAAGAATCTGGCTTGTTGTAAACGCATATACGAGTGTAACGGACTCAGTAACAAGACTACCATCGTTACAAACCCAGCTACCGTGTGCGTTTGTGGCAGTTGCACCGCCAAACATGATGGAGAGTTCTCTCAGTACGTGCTTCACCTGCTCGTTATTATCCGTTTCCACAGAAACATTGAACGTTGAGGGTACGTACACAGTTACTTTTGAGTCGAGCTCGAACAGATACTTAATTTGCTTTTTTGTTTTCATTTTGTTTAATTTTTAGTGAAAAATAATAACTGCTTTTTCTTATCTCTGGTGCAAAGTTATATATATTATTTTATTGAAGCAAATTTTTTTATTTATCTCTTTACTTTTTAACGTTTATTTATATTTATATATTATATATATATATTATATTATATTATGTATATTCTTTTTTTCTTTTATTCTTTATAATACTTTATACTCTTTATTCTTATTATTATTATATCTTATCTCTTATCTTATTTTACACGTAGACTATACAGCGAAAATATATTTTATATCTGTAGATTTGCAGCAAAAAAACTTTTTCTTTTTGATTGGCTGCCGGTACACTCTCCTCGACTCTGTGCGTACCATTGCCCCTGGCTGTATTGCTTTTATCGGTTCCCCAACGAACGTTTGAAAACTGAAAGTATCTGGTTATCATTTTCTTGCGTTTCTTGCGCTTTTGTTTGATGGGGAGGGGGATATTTGGGCACTCGCTTTTTATATGGTGCAAATCCTATTTTTTTGAAAAAATTTTCTGATTTTTTTTTGAAGAAGAAGAAAAAAAAATAAAAACGAAAAATTAAAATTGTAACCAATTTTTGAAAAAAGAAAAATTTCCATTTTTGAAAAGAAAAAAATTTTGGAAAGCGAGGATTTTGAAAATTGAATTTTCGGAAAAAAGAAAAAAGATTTTTCAGCGATGTTTATTTGTTGGTATTGATTTTATTTTGTACTTTTGCATTGCTTTTGCAAAAAATAGATTGGAAATTAGATTTAATGTTTTTAGAATGTTTTTAGTCATCTTCGTTGTGAAACGGGGGTGGCTGTTTTTTTTGTGTGTGTATTGCGGGTGTATGTATGTGTGTATGTATGCGTGAGAAAAGTTTTGGTTTGGGTTAGTTTTGGTTGTGTTTTTGTGTTTTGCGGATGGTGTTTGTGGTTGTAGGATTTGATTTTTGGTGGTTTTTAGACTTGTGGTGCGATTTTTTATGTGTTTCCTTACAACTTATCCACCCGACTTAAAAAATGGCTTAGAACGGCTAGAAATGCGTTTTATGTTTTTTTAAGTTAAAAATTCCCAAGAAAATGTTAGGTTATAGTCTTAAAAGTGTATATTTGCACAGAAAATCAATTAAACAAGTTATATCTATTATGAAGCAATTACATTTTTACGTGTTAGGCGAGTGCAAAAAGCGTGAGTACCTAAAGGATTGGGTTAATTGGTCTGGTGAAGTTCCACAGAAAGGAGATGTGGTTCTTATTCATTTTGGAGACAACGACGAGGAAGAGTACAAGTATCGTGTTGTCGGTCGTATCATTGATGGTGGGAAGCCAGAAGATGTGGATATTATTGTATCTTTGTTGAAGTTTTGATGTATGACAGAGGATTTAGAGAAAAAGGTTGAGCGTGCGATAAAACTCATTCAGAGTGCGAGTAAGATTGCTGCTGCTAATGGTTGTCCTGAAATAGAGGTGTGTTATTCAGGCGGCAAAGATTCCGATGTTATCTTGGAGTTGACGAAGATGGCTGGTGTGCCTTATAGGGCTATTTACAAGAATACTGGCATAGACCCTAATGGAACTATCAGACACGCAAAAGACAACAACGTAGAGATAATGCCGCCGAAGAAGAAGTTTATAGACCTGCTTGCTTATTATGGTATGCCTTCACGCAGAAACAGGTATTGCTGTCAGCATTTGAAAGAGTACAAGATACTTGACTATGCTATATTGGGTATAAGAAGGGATGAAAGCGTGGCAAGGAGGGAACGATACAAGGAGCCAGAGCAATGTCGGGAATATAGCAAGAAAGAGAAATGTCGGCAATACTTTCCTATACTTGATTGGACGAAAGATGACGTGTTGGGGTTTATCAAAGAACGTGGTATCAAGTTGCATCCTATATACTACAAGGACAATGGGGAGATAGACGTGGAACGCAGATGCGGCTGCATGGGATGCCCTATGGCTTCATACAAAAAGCGTCTTGAGGAGTTCAAGAAGTACCCCAATATGGTTAAACTTTATGTACGTGGTGGGGGGCAATACCTTGACAATCACAGCCTTAGCAAGATTGCGAAACTATGCAAAGATGGTTATCAGTTCTTTTGCTTTGACGTTTTTTGCGAACGCTCAAACATTAGATTCCAACAAAAGTTTGGTGCAAACCTCTTTGATGACGGCATAGACTGCAAGAAATTCTTGGAGGACTATTTCAAGATAAAGTTCAAGGATTAAATATTTGCATATAACGAGAAAAGTTGTTATCTTTGCAAGTGAAAAGATGATGTAGTAATGATTTTTTCATAATATTTTTGTGTTTTCCCTTTATTTTTGTCTGTGATAGATAGAGATAAAGGTTTTTTTGTGTATATATACTTATTAAAAGAATATATATTTTTGCGTGTACGTGCGCACGTGTGTGTATGTGCGTGTAATACGTTATACTTGTTAAATGAATATACTTTGTATGCACGTGCAAAGAGGGTATATTTGTTAAAAGAATATAGTGTATATGTTAAAACTTAGTATCTTAATGTTAAATTCTTTATAATTATTTGGTTTGTTCAAAAAGAAAGTTGTACCTTTGTAGTCGATAAACTTTTAATTTATATTTTTTATATTTCCTCTGACACTTGTGAAAGCGGTAGGAGGTTTTTGAAAGAGGGTTCTTTGAAAAATTGAGATATGATAGGATGGAAGTGATTTCCGAAAGGATGACGCTCCCCACGAAGATGCAAGGAGGGTGAAACCTTATAAAAAACACAGGCTTAACACGCATCAATCATTTCTATTCTATCACACAAAAGTGGCACAAGTTTACGGACGGCCCAATGAACATAAGCCTGTGGCAGGATAAATGATGTTGCCCATTAGTGGGGTCTGAATGCCATGCTCTCCGTATTTTTCTTCTAAGCCTATGGATTGGGGTTACTCGGTCGGGGTTTGGTAGCGTTGTGTGCCACTTTTATTTGGTCGCATCGTCTAATGGTCAGGACTCAAGATTTTCATTCTTGCGATGGGGTTTCGATTACCCCTGCGACTACCACGTTTAATGAAAACAAAAAAGTAAGATGTTAGAAAAGATTGAAGAATACACCAATCGTGCCTATGCCAACGCTCGCAAGCACGGCTTTCACGACGAGGAACTAAGCATTGAGCATTGTTTAATGCTTGTAATAACCGAGGTGTCGGAAATGGTAGAAGCGGACAGAAAGGATAGGGAAAGGGCTTCCGTTGAAATCTTTGTTGATGCTTTGCGAAATGTAAAGTTTACGCAGGCATTTGAGGACTATATCAAAGACCGTGTTCCTGATGAAATGGCTGACGTGTGCATACGTTTGTTTGACCTCTTGGGTGTATTAGACAAAAAGGAAAGGATAGACTTCGATATGCTTGGACGTGTCATTAACACAAGCAAAAAGAGTGTAGGCTTTGATGCCATGTCCTTTACCGAGCGTGCGTATGCTTTATGTGGTATATTGACAAACAAGCCTCATATCGCTATACGACTTGTATGCCGTGCGCTGGCTTTTGTTATGTATTGGGCAAAGGACTTGAATATAGACCTTGACTGGCATATTGAAATGAAGATGCAGTACAACGAATTGCGTGCAAACAAGCACGGAAAGAAATATTAAACCAAATAAACAGTAAAACGAATGGAATTAACAGGAACAGTAGTAGCCGTATTAGGGGAACAGAAGTTCAACGGCAAGAACGGAGAAATAAGGAAGCATGGCTTTGTCATTGAAACAAGTGGCGAATACCCCAAAAAGGTTGCCTTTGATGTCTTGGATAGTGGCGACAAGGACAAGTGGGGAAAGATGCAAGAACACGTTGTGGATGGCAATAATGTGTCCGTTTCTTTTGAAGTTTCTTCAAGGGAATATCAAGGCAGGTGGTTTACACAAGCCAATGCCTTTAGGGTAATGCCTTTGTCGGGTGCAGGTGCAAGCGCACAAGCAACACAAAACCAAGCGTCTAATGCCGAACCAATACCAGCGAGTGCGCCAGTGGTACAAAATGAAGGCGTAGTGCCATTTTAGGCAAAGCAGATAGTTCACACGAAAACAAAAAGAATTTTATGGGTAGGAATGATGCGTTGCAAGCGTTGTGTAGGGAATACCTATGCAGGCTTGAAAGCGTGGCACGGAAATACGGTTTGTTGCCACAACTTAACACCTTGATTGTATCAAGCAATAATAACACTTGTGTTGCGACCTTGGAAGATGTAGAAATGCTTTCAAGGGCGTGTAACGATGAACGTGTGTCGGCTTGTGGATTGACTAAGTTATTAGGCTTGTCATATCGCTATTGCCGTGAACACAACGTGTTCGACAAAATTAAAAGGCTACACAACAACGGCACTTATAGCAAGGTAGATGCGATGTTGTATGAAGTGGAGCAACCCAAGCCTGCGACCAAGAAGAAAAGGATTAGGCATAAGAAATGGACTATTGTATAACGAAAACGAAAGAAAAGTATGAATAAGAAACCGAAATTCTACATTAAGAACGCAAAGGGCAGATACGAGGAATACAAAGAACCCGTACAAGACTACGACAACAAGTTATACCGTAAAGTGGGTAACAGATATGAGCCTTGCGATATGCTTGTAACGCAAAGTTTAAGCGAGGGTGTGTGGGTAGTGACCAAGCATAAAAGCAGTAAGTCCTATGCAAGCGGAAAATATCTTTTGGAAAACTTCATGTGCCTAAAGGCGAGTGACATTCAAGAAGTATCGTTGGCAAAGTTAGGCGGTATGGAGAAGTTAGCACACTATCTATCGCAACATTGGGATGAGTTACCTACAAACGCAAGCCAATACGAGCGATGTCAAGCGATAGTAGGGTTGTTGTTCAAGTACGAAAATCACAACGAAAGTTAAAATTTTGGTGTATTCAAATTCTTTTCGTAACTTTGCACAAGAATTAGTTGAAAGTGGTGTGCGAGACCGCTAATGACAATACTTATAGCCCCTTTCGTGTAGGTGATACTCGCACTATCCCTACCGATTGGGGCGTTTTATTTGGAAAATGTAAAATGGAATATACGAAAGATAACCCACTTAAAGTAATAACCCTTTGCAGTGGTTATGATAGTCAGTGCCTCGCCCTGAATAGATTAAAAGGGTGTTATCCCGATTTCGACTATGAATTAGTTGCTTGGTCTGAGTTTGACCCCGAAAGCAAAGCATCGCTGGAGAAGCAGCCTGCGGTTATAGCACATAATGCCTTATTCCCACAATGGAAAGACCGCAATCTTGGCGATATGACTAAAATAGAGTGGAATAAACTAAATCTGCAATGCGACTTATTGTTTTATAGTACTCCATGCCAGAGTATTTCCGCGGCAGGACTGCAACACGGATTTGTTGAGAGTAGCGGTACACGTTCAAGCATTATCTGGAACGTGCGTGATGCAGTAATAGCACTAAAACCAAAATTCCTATGCCTTGAAAATGTTAAAGCAATGGTGTCAGGCAAGTTCGTGGGAATGTTTAATCTGTGGCAGAGAGAGTTGGAAAAACTCGGCTATGCTAACTTTGCACAAGTCCTTAATTCTAAAGACTACGGCGTACCACAAAACAGAGAGCGTATATTCCTCGTTTCAATAAGGATTGACAATGAGAATGATTACCCTAAGTATTATTTCCCACAGCCTTTCCGTTTGGAAAAGAAACTCAAAGATGTGTTAGAGGACAATGTGGACGAGAAGTATTACCTGAGTGATGAAAGGGTGCAGGGTTTAATGGCAAGTACGGAGAAAGAGCAGGAGCGTGGAAATGGCTTTGCGTGGAATCCGACAGATGGCAGCGGTGTTGCTTGCACCATTCAGACGACACAGAACAGGAAAACGGATAATTACTTGTTTGATGAACAATAAAATTACCCCCCCAGAGGTGGATATGCGAACAGCGGATACCGACACCGCAGACAAAGGATGGTTGTTGTCCTGCGTTGACAGCGACATACGATTATGCGAGTTTTGCGAATATGTTTAGCGTGGGTCATTATCCAAGGATGGGTGTAATAGAGATAGGTCATTATGAAGAAGTTTATACCGATTAACACGGACGCTGATGGTAATGCAAAGACTATTTTGGCTTGTTGTTATAAATTTGGTTTTTCAGCCTTGTTGAATTGGGAAGGTTCAACAATGACTTGCGTAGGTGTGGTACAAGATGAAGAAACTGACCGAAGGAATCCGAATGAAGAAGATACTTGTTTATGATGATTATAATTCTGTTCTACCCCCCCCAATAAGCAGGGGGTTATAGGAACGATAACGCCACAATTCGGCAACTCTACATTAAGAAATGGCTGGAAAATAATAGAAGTATATGAAGAAGAAAGCGACAGGCGGTGTGCGCCTTGCGAAGATGATACACAAGGTAAACAAGCCTTATTTGTGGATTGACACTTACAACCAATGTGTAAGTGACATTGCCGGAACGATAAAAGCGAGAATAAATAGTAATAATATGTATTATGTAAGTGTACCAAATGGCTAAACAAGCATACGGACTCGGACGCTCTCGCAGTAGCAGTGGGAAAGGTGATATTGTAAATTGGCATCTTAATCCTTACGTCAACTGCATCCACACTCTTGTAGGTGGAGGGTGGAAAACGATGGAAGTCTTAATTGTAGAAGTTTATGATGATACTGACTTGTGCGATAAGAGGAAGGAGTGATGGCGAGTGGCATTCGTCCGACCATAGCCAGAGGTTAGAAGTCGGCGGTGACATAGCTAATTCGATAACGTCTGTAAGCAAGAACAGTTTAATACTGATAGTTAATGAAGATAGTAAAAGCGATAGGTCGTGAAAGGACGGAAGAGGAAAAGAGACGTAGGCATTTGTATGGTGACAAAGGGGCAAGGTTCTCTAAAGGTAAGCAGTTATGCCTACTTGGTGATATAATAGGAGCGATAACGACTTTATGCACAAAAGACAACTTGATATGCGAGATAGAATTATAAAATTAGGGTACTATATAAAGCCCAACCGAAAGAATCCGAGCAAGGGTGTGGTGTATAGCATTGAAGGCATTGCACCTTGTATGTGCGATTTTTCTGGGGGGGGGTAATTTAGTGCCGACAATAGTAGTAAAAGATGAACGGGAAAGTAAAGAAACTGTTTAACATCTACGGCTTTGATGGCGGCAACTTCGCAGGGAATGTGTACGACCCTGAATATATCAGTCCTGCCCTCAGCACAATGGGGGGGGTAATCAGCAACCTTTAATAATTACAGATATGGAACAGAAACAAAAAATCACCTTGCCTAAAGAATTAGAGGGCAAGAAGTTTAGAATCAGAAAACTTACTCCGAGAGAATGCGGACGTTTGCAAGATGTGGATGATAAAGACATTGACATCATCGAGAACGCAGGTTTGAGTAATTCAGCAATGTATAAATTGTACGGGAATAGTATAACTTTATCGGTCTTATTTTTCATTTTTGAAGAATTATTTATACCTTTGCACCCGAAAAGGGGCAAAGAGCCTATTCAATTATTATTATTTTGATATGAGAAAGGAAAAAGTAATTCAGATGGATTTAGATGGAAACTACATTTCCGTCTTTGAAAGTGCAGTTGCTGCTTCTAAAGCATTAGGAGTTGGTTGTGGTAACATAAGTTTATGTTGTCGTGGACTTGCGGACAGAGTAAAAAATTATCGTTTTAGGTATGTTGATGATGTACTAAACGAAAAAGCCGTGAAAATTCGACAAGTACGACACAACAAAGCGTCAGATAACCACAAGAAGGCATGGATTCCGAAAAGGAGAAAGGTTTATCAATTCTCTTTAGATGCAGTATTGATTGCTTGCTATAAAAACGCAGATATAGCATCAAGTAAAAACGGAATCCCAAAGCATCTAATATTCCAATGCTGTAATGGGACAATCATCCAAAGCGGAGGGTATATATGGAGTTATAATAACAAAGTAGAATCTGTATTGAAGAACGATATTCCAACTGAACAAGGAGAAGAGTGGCGTGATGTAGTCGGGTACGAAGGTCTTTATATGGTAAGTTCTTTTGGTCGAGTTTGGAGTTTAAGGAGGAGAACAGAAAAAGTCGGGAATTTGATAGGTGGATTTATGCTTACAAACCATATAGACAATAGGGGGAGAACGTCCAACACGCTAACAACAAAAAATGGGGAAAAAGTTAATGCAGTAACCGCTCGTCTTGTTGTAATGTCTTTTATTCCTAATCCAGACAACCTTCCTCAAGTAAACCATAAGGATGAAAATCCATTAAACAACCATGTGGATAATCTTGAATGGTGTACGGCTAAATATAATTGCAACTATGGAACAAGGATTGAAAGGATTAAAGAGAAGCAAAACATACCAATACTCCAATACACACTGAATGGTGAATTTGTTGCAGAATACGCTTCAATGCACATTGCCGCGGATGCTATAAATGCAGATGCAGGACACATTTGTGATTGTTGCTTGGGAAATAGGTCTTATGCCTATGGTTTCTTTTGGCGTTACAAAGATGATGAAATGTATAATTCTGCCAAAGTAAGGCTGCAAGATAAAATTTCCGCAAGTAAAAAATCGAGAGCAGACAAGTTTACGGCGAGAGCATTAAATGTAGTACAACTTGATATGAACGGTAAATATATACAGACACATCAGTCAAGTAGGCTTGCAGCGGAAAGAGTTGGAAGTTTCCGACCAATGATTATAAATTGTTGCAATGGGAAAATATCAAATGTTAAAGGCTACAAGTTTATGTACGAGCGAGATTTCCGCAAGATGTTCATAGAAACGGAAAACGAAAGCCAACAACTAAGTTTATTCTGATATAAATGGGAGAAAGTATGATTGAACTTGACCATATCTATTGTGAAGATTGTTTAATCGGCATGAAGCGGATTCCTGACGGGAGCGTGGATGCGGTGATTTGCGATTTGCCGTATGGGACAACCGCCTGCGCCTGGGACTCCGTGATACCCTTCGACAAGTTGTGGGAGCAGTACCGACGTATCTGCAAAACAAATGCTCCGATAGTGCTGTTTGGCATAGAGCCATTTACGGCGGCTCTCATTATGTCGAATGTAAAGGAGTTTAGGGAGAAATTAACATGGGAAAAACATAAACCGAGTAATATTGGCAATGCAAAGTACATGCACCTAAAATATTCGGAAGACATTGTAGTATTCTCCCGTGGAAAATGCACTTTTAATCCTCAAATGCAACCAAGAATAAGCGACAGAGTAAGAGAGGCGCAAAAAGGGAACAGTAAGCAATGGCGTAGTAATCGCAAGGAAACTGGCGAAGTGTCTTTTGCAACGCAATATGAGCCGCGAGATTGGAACTCATTTGATGCTGATAAGAAATACCCAGGAAATGTATTTTATTTCCCAGCCGTTGTTTCTAATTCCCACGAGAAATGCGACCACCCCACCCAGAAGCCCGTTGACCTGCTGCGCTATCTCGTGCTGACCTACACCAACGAGGGCGACACGGTGCTCGACAACTGCATGGGCAGCGGCACGACGGCCATCGCCTGTATCAAGGAAAAGCGGCACTTTTTAGGATTCGAGCTGAATGAAGATTATTACAAGAAAGCAATCAAGAGAATAGAAGTTGAAAAATCTCAATTAACGCTATTTTGACATGAAAGAAGAATGGAAAGAAATAGATGGTCATAGTGGGTACATGGTATCTAACTATGGAAACATAAAAAGCCTGTCATTTAACAAGACTGGTGTAGAGAAAAAACTTACACCATGCGTTGATAAGAAAGGCTACCTTTTTGTGTGTCTTCACGGTAAACAATTAAGGGTACATAGACTTGTGGCATTAGCATTTATACCAAAAGTTAATGGAAAAGAACTAATCAACCACATCAATGAGGATAAACAGAATAATGCCGTATGGAATTTAGAGTGGTGTACCGCATCTTATAATCTTAATTACAATGGTAATAGAGAAAGGATTTCCAAGAAGCACAAAAAGAAAGTGTATGCTTATAAAGATAAAGAGTTATTTCAATCTTTCGACAGTATAACAGAAGCCGCTAAAGCGTTCGGTGTTTCTATCAATAATATATCTTCGTGTTTACACGGAAGAAAGAAACAAGCATGTGGGTGTGAATGGTCATTCGAGTTGAACAAGGAATACTACGACAAAGCCATGAAGCGCATCGACAACGAACGCCGACAACTGACATTATTTTAATTATCACCCCGAACCCCGAAAGCATAACAATAAAACTATGTAACATTCAAAAGGAGATACAACTATGACACAATACATCAACAAAGCCGCTGTAGTGGCGGAGAGTTCAACAGTTGCGACTTTATGACGTTCTCTCCGCGAAAAGGTTTTGTATGTAGCAAATATTTTGATGACTGAGTATGCGTATGATGCCGAATTTGGCACTTTTCGTGGCTTCTGGCAGCTTCGAATCGCAAAATGGTGTAGTTATCATGTCGGTTGGAGAAATGCGCTCAGAGCGGCTTAAATGCGTTTTTGGTTTTTTAAGTTAATAAATTCAAAGAATAAGATATGGAAGAAAAGAAGACACACATCTACAATCTGCAACTGACAGAAAAGCAGGCAACGCTGTTGTCCTACGCTTGCGACAGACTTTCACGAATCATCTGCGGGCAAGACTGGACTTATCAAGAGTTCATGGAAGAAGCGTGGGAGAAACGCTGCAAGGAAGCCACTGGCAACATGATGGATGATAAGTGGGATGGCGGTTGGCACAATATGCGGCATGAAGCGGAAGAAATCAGCAAGAACATCAAGAAGAGGTTTTGGGGTTTGGAACGTAATGCCATGTACGGCATCCACTATGACGATGCGGCGGACATTCTATTTGACTTGCACCAATGTATCAGACACCAACTTTGGCTCGATAGACCCGAAAGCGAGAAATCGACTATCACGGTGGATGCTTCCGAGGCAATGCGTGTTGGAAATGAGCCGTTGGCAATTATTGAACGGATAAAATATAAAGAACTATGACAAGAGAACAATTCGAGACGTTAAAGGTTGGCGACAAAGTACGCCATGCTTTCGGTGGTATCGGTGTTGTCACGGAGAAAGAGGAAAACGGCTATACGGTGAAAGATAAAGGCTTTGACCAAGGTGATGGAATGTGTGAGGTTTCATTTGCATGGAATGAAGGTGAGATATGGTTGCCAACAGGGGTAATGGAATCTCCTTCTAAAACATTTCCAAGAGTTAATGAAGAACGGATAAAAGACAAGGCGGAATAGTTATGTTACAGGCGAGAACGAAAGAACAGAATGAGCACATCGAAGGTATCGTAAAAAAATATGTCGACGTGAATACGCAAAACAGCAAATTTGTTTCTGCGGATGTTTATAAAAACTTTGAAGAACTTGTTGAAATCAATTTAAGATGCGAAGATTGTGATGAATTATTATCCATTGATATTCGTTTCGACATGATGGCTGAAATTGTCGATTACTTGCGAAAAGAGAATGAACAAATAGAAACTCCAACTCGATGTGAAGTTTCTTTTTCTGACGGTATATTGAGTTATGGCTTGCTGCATACACCACATGAGGAGGTGATGAATTTCTGTAAGAAACTTGCATGGGTGAAAGGTAATGACTTTGACTATTATTACAAGCAGTACGTTAAAACAAGAAAGATAACGATACGAATGAGGGAGAAGTAATATGAACAGAAGACAGAAAAATAAATACCTAAAGCGTAATGTGCCATGTGCACACGAATATCGGTATATGGCATATTACGGTGATATAGCGACACGTTGCCTTTGCAAAACGAGCAAAGAAGACAATGACTGCTGTAATACGCTGAAACATGAAAATAAAAATAGTTCCAAGATGGGAGCAATTTATGGCTCCAGAAGGGTATGAAACAAAACTATACGATGTGTATCATGGCTTCACCCACTTTCTGTTCTTTACCAAGTGGAAGTTAGATAAGGCAGGTCTTGACGAACAAGAAATGAAAGAGTATCTGCAACCATTTATGTTTGGTCATTCACCCTTATTGGTATCTAAAATTACGATAAACTTATGAAAAGTAAAATCTACGAATTTGACCCAGTGCTTTATCCGTTCCCTATCCATGTCACAAAAGACTTTGACAAGGAAGAACTGAAAAGCATCTACAACGGAACGAACAGTGAAGGAGATGAAGTGCCATTGGATATAGATATTCCATCCACGACTACGGCAAGAACATTTCAAGCCGTGGAAAAGGAAAGTGGAAATCACTATTACCTTGTCTGCTTGTTAAAGCCCGAAGATATAGGTGCAGGAATTGTGGCACACGAAGCCGACCATATTACCAATGCCTATTTGCAGGACTTGGGCTTTTCCTTACCTACACCTTGGAATGATGAACCTCATGCCTATTTCCTTCAATGGGTGACTGACTGCATTTGGTCTGTCTTGATAAATGAGCCAGAAGAAATGAAAGGAGTATTGCTTGACCAAAAATCAGGGGAACAATGAACACAATTAGACAATCAGCGAAAAAATGGTGCAGAACATTAAGGCATTAAAGTATGGCAGCAAAAGCGTGTATTCTTAATTGTAAACATTGGATGTGTGTGGAAAATTACTGCATAGTTAGCGGTTGCAAGCCGCCAACGACTTACGACCCTGAAACGTGCCCTTATTTCAAATCAAAGAAGAAATTATGAAATGGCGTAAAGTAAAGAAGCAGTTCAAGAAGGACAAACACAAGTATTTGGGACTAAACCTTGTCGCACAAGATTCGACTGGCATGAATGTGGGCATGGTAGTAAGTGACGTAAAGATTCGTCCCGCTGGCGGAAAGCAAGTCTATTACGACTTTGAGGCTGAACCGATACAGAGCAAGTTGTGGGTGCCGAGAGAAGAGCCCAAAGGCTATTATTCCAACCACGAATTCAGCGCAACCTTTGACATAACTATTGATACACCGACAAAGGATTTGAAGAAATTATTGAATATGTAGATTTTTATGGAATAAACTTTCTTAATAATCCTTAAACAATTTACGAATACCAAATATAAGTAGTATTTTTGCAAAAGAAATAAATAATCAATGTGGCGTGTCCTACTTAAAGCCACAAAGATAACAATAGATACTTGCAGGCGTGATGAACGGGTAGTAGGACACCTTAGTAGTCACGCTTGCAAAGTTTATGCAGGTTACAATGAAAAAAAAAAGAACATCTTTTGTCTTTTATGGCGATTGGTATGATGCCATTTGCGGACTTGATGACAGTACGGCTTTAGAGGTCTGTAAATCCATTATGGCTTACGCCCTTGGAAGAGATGAGCCAAAACTATCCGACATGGCAAAAGCAATAATGATGCTTATACGACCCCAAATTGATAGAGATACCGAAAAATGGCTTAATACAAGAGAAAAGCGAAGTATCGCAGGAAAAAAGCATAAAGGAAATCAATATAGTAAAGTGGAACAAATGGAACAAAATGGAACAAATGGAACAAATGTTCCAACAATGGAACAAAATGGAACAAATGGAACTGTTAATGTAAATGATAATGTAGATGTAGATGTTAATGATAATGTTGTTACCATAGATGATAACAAACAATTATCTTCATTACATTCAGATAATATAATATCAACTAAAGTTGATGCGTCATCTTCTCCTGTCTGGGCAGAGAATTTTGTAAAATTCTTTAATAATGCGATAGACAGGAATAATTCGGTAATAGCAAAAATAAGAATTATTCAAGGGAATAGGGAAAAGCAACTGAAAGCGAGAATAAAGCAATATGGGGAAGAAGCCGTATGTGAGGCTATCACAAAAGCAACGCAATCTGCTTTCCTTAACGGGCAAAAAGGATTTATAGCAACAATAGACTGGATATTAAAACCAAACAACTTTCCAAAAATCTTAGAAGGTAATTATGACAACAGAGAAACAAGCGTATTTAGAACCAATGAATGTGAGCAGATTAATAAGCGGATTGCCTACGGACAGCAGACAACAAGACTTATGCGAGAGGAAGAAAATGTCCTTAACCTTGCAAACGCGGACAATCCACCGTTTTAAGACCAAGGAAGAATTGCTCTTGAAAGCAAACAAAGACTCCGGCTCTTACTTCGTGCGCAACGAAAGAATTGCGTTTATGGGGGAATATCCCACGCTTACGGATTTAAGGAAAGCATACGGAGAGGGAACAGATGTACAGTGGCTCTTACCGCAGATAGGCTCTTTGGTAATGTTTACAGGTGCAAAGATGATGGACGAGGAACAACAAAGATACCTTGCAAGGATTATTGCCACCGACTATCATTTCTTGAAGATTACCGAATTATTGATATTCTTCCATAAGTTTGCAGCAGGGGAATACGGAAAGTTCTACGGCTCGGTAGATGCCCTTACCATAATGGAGGGGTTAAGGGATTTTATGAACTATCGGATTTACGCCCTGCAAAAGTATGAACAGGAAGAGCAAGAGGAAGAAAGGCAAGAGGAAGAAAAGAAAAACCCTCCCTTGTCTTTGCAAGAATGGCGAGAGATTAAGGCAATAATCGCAATGTATAATTCCGACTACACAATAGAATACTAACAAATAATTATTCACAAACAAAAGAAAGAAATTATGAAACCAGAAAAAAGCAAAGAAGTTCTTTGTGGACTTCGACAAGGCAATGAGCGACGATGAAACTTTCTTCGCACTATGGAACAAAGACAGTGACAAGGAAAACACCACCTTGGTTGTTGCACCTAATACGGTGGAAAGCCAAGCGCAGGCAGCAGCCATATTGGCAAAGCGCATTTACGAAGGAATGAACGGTGAGGGTAACGAAAACGATAAGGTGCTTGCCGATATAATCGTGTTCGCAGTCAAGAAAGCATTTGAATGGCAAGAGGAAGATGATGAAGAAGAATACGATGAAGATGAAGACTACAAAGAAGAAGAATGTGCCGATTGTTCCGATATGCGCACTTGCAACGAAAAGAAAGCAATAGCATATCGCAAGAAACACCATATACCAAGACCAAAGAAGAAATCAAACAAAAAAATAAGTTAAAATATTTGGTATATTCAAAATAAAATAGTACCTTTGCATTGTACTTATGTGATTACATGATTTTTTGTTTGATTTAATGGTAGATAATAATTGCTTACACCTACAAGGCTTGTGATAAGTAGTAGTAGGTTTTTCAAAAATTGGCGTATGGTGTAGCGGTAGTCACATTTGCCTTTGGAGCAAATAGCCCAAGTTCAAATCTTGGTACGCCAACAAAGTTAAATGTTTAACGAAAACGAAAAAGAAAAAGAAAGTATGAAAATTCAATTAAACGTAAATGACATCCTTACGCCGCTTGTAAACGCAACAAGCGTGGTAGGCACAAAGAACTCTATCGCAATCCTTTCTTGCGTAATGATTGAGGTAGGAAAGAACAACACCCTTATAATTACGGCAAGCGATGGCTCGCAATGGGTTTCCACTAAGGCGACAATCATAGAAACGGATATTGCCGAGGGAACAAAGTTCTGCATCGAAGCAAAGGACTTAAAGCAAGCTCTGTCTAACCTTTCAGGGCGTATCGTAGAACTTAACTTTGATGAAACAGCGCACACGATGACTTGTGCTTTCGCCAATGGTAAGTTTACGTTGCCATACCTTAGTGCAGATGAATACCCACAAAGCACACCAATAGAGGGTGATGACAAGGTGGAATACATCTTAGACGCACCAAAGATTGCAAGAATGATTGCGCAAACCAACTACGCAATGGCTAACGACCCATTGAGAATGGTTATGAACGGTGCGTACTTTGATTTCCATAAGGATGACCTTTCCATTGTGGCAAGTGACGGACATAAACTCGCACTTTGCCAAGATAAGACCATAAAGAACGAAGATGGCGAGGACAAATCCTTTATCCTTATGGCTAAGTCTGCAAGCATCCTATCTACGTTAATAGACAAAGAGGAAGGACAAATCAAGATTGCTTTCAACGGTAATAATGTTTGCATCAACAACCAGAGCTTCAGACTTACGGCAAAACTCATAGAGGGCAGGTTTCCCAACTATAATGCCGTGATACCAAAGGATAGCGACAAAAGGGTTAAGGTGAACAAGGATGATATACTTAGCGCAATGAAGCGCATACTGCCTATGAGTAGTACAACGACCGAGATTGTAAAGTTTATCTTTTCACCAAACCTGCTTACTTTGTTCTGCGAGGATGTAGATTACAGCAAGTCTGCAAGTGAAACAATGCAAAGCGACTACCCTAATCAAGCGGACTTTACCATAGGCTTTAAGGGTAGCGCAGTCGTACAATCTTTGCAAGCCATAGAGGGTGACGAAGTTGTGATACGAATGACCGAAAGCAGCAGGGCAGCGATATTCACAAGCGCAACAACCGATGAAACGTATTCACACATAGCATTGATAATGCCCATATTGGTAGATTAAAAGAAAATTCTTTTTCATATAATATATTTTTTTGTTTGGTAAGGGGGCGCAAAGGGCAAGATAAGCATAATCCCACCTATCTTGTACCACCCCTTACCAATTTTAGGAAAACAAGCGAGGAAGTGAGCGACTACAACAATGACATATACGGTAATGCAAGCGACGGTTTCCTGCAAAGGAAAGGAAAAGGAAAGTACGATGGGGAACTTTCTATTGATGGTGTGAATATTTCACCTATAATGGGAATATTCTTCGAGGACAATAATAAAACCTACCTTTGGCTAAAACGTAAACCTTTACTTGAATATGACTTTGAAAGTGGCAGATACAAGGAAAGACCACGTGAACCACGATGGGAAGCATACTTGGAAAAACAAAGCGATGGGGTGGTAGCCTTTAAGGGCATTTTCGCCTTTCTTCGCTTCAAATACCGCATAGTCGCCATTTGGGATAGGGTCTTGGGAAAAGACTTGCAAAGAATGAATTTCTACGTGGAAAGATTACCAATGGAACAACAAACAATAATCAACAATATCAATGAACGAAAAAGACAAGATTTCAAGACTGAACGCCATTGAGTCTTACGCCTCGCAACTTGTGGAATTGGTTTCCGAGGTATGTGATGTTAGCATAGAGGAAATTTTTGCAGAGGAAAAGAGGGTGCATTGCGTACACGCACGCTGGCTATATTGGTATGCCCTTAGATATATAACAGGAGAGAGTTACGAGATAATCAGCAGACCAAGGTATTTCTGTACACGCAAGTACACTTCTAATGCCGTGGGGGTTGGGGTAAAGAACATCGGGGAAATGATGGCACGTGAACCTCTATGGCACAAACGATGGATTTTACTGAAACAAGCAATCAAGGAAAAAATTTCCGATATAGATATTGTAGAAGATAACACGATAGTTATTAACGTTCCAAAAGGTATGCGAAGCCAGTTTAACGTAGTGATACAAGAAAAGAAATAAAAGAAAGGGAAAAATATATGCTATACGAAGTAGAAATATCTTACACGTCATTAGACGACAAGACTATCAAGGAAAAGTATTTGGTGGAGGCAGAAGAGTTCTTTGCCAATGTTGAACACTCCATGTATAAGAAGTTCATAACACTTAACGACCTTGATGTTACAAAGATTAAGCGTAGCAACATCAAGGAAGTGGCTAACAAGCGCAACCTTACAACCGACAAAGTATGGATTGCGCAATTGCAAGATGTGTTTGTAGATGATGAAGGAGTGGAAAAGCCCATCAAATACAAGATTGCCTTTTTCTCCGAAACCTACGAAAGCGCAAACGACTTTATCATTGAATATTCTAAACAAGGCTATCAAATGTCGCTTGTAAGCATGAAACTCTCTAACTTTAACGATGTAATACAATAGAATTATGAGCAAGGTATTTGTAGGTGTTGACAATGGTGTAACAGGTACGATTGGAATAGTAGGAGACAATATACAACCACAAATATATCATACGCCAATCAAAGTAGAGCAGGACTACACCAAGGCAAAGAAAAATATAAAGCGTTTGGATTGTAGTGCCTTTATGGAAATCTTTAGCCAATTCAACAAGAACGACATTCATGTGGTATGTGAAAGACCCATGATTAACCCTACACGTTGGAACGCATCTATGTCTGCTATCCGTTGTTGGGAGGCACAACTTATAATACTTGAAGTGTTAGGTGTGCCGCACCAATTTATTGATAGCAAGGAATGGCAAAAGGAATTGCTGCCAAAGGGTATCAAGGGTGCTGACGAACAGAAGAAAGCAAGTAAGGATATTGGCAAACGCTTGTTCCCACAACTTGCTGACTTTAAGCATACGGACTTTGACGGATTGTTGATTGCGGAATATGCACGACGTAAAAATTTGTAAATTATGAAGTACGAAAATTATCCAAGATTATGAACAAAGAAGAATTAGAAAAACTCGCAAAACCGTTAAATGAGTGGTTGCGAAAGAACGGAAAGAACGGTGGTGCGCACACGCATATCTTTATTTACTCTAATGGTGTGGAAGTTGTTGAATCAAAAATGTTTTTTGCCGTTGATGTTTCGGACTAATAATTGATTGTAACAAAGAAATAATATGTTAGACTTACTTTCTACACAAAACCAACTCCACACAAGGCTTGTGGACTTTACCTTGCAAGAATACTTATTCACGCTCCAAGTAGTCTTAGGAGAGAGAATAGAAGTTGCATACGCAAATACTTTTGACACGCAAGAATACAAGCGTAATATTCCATCCGAGGATGAAGAAGAATACCTTGCAAGTAAGCGCAAGGATGCCGAAATAATGTTGGAACAACAAAATTGCCGACATCTACGTGAATACCTTGAACAAGAATACCGTAGCGACATCCAAGAAAAAGCAAGCACGCTAAAGGACTTCAAGTTTACGGGTGCTGAGGTTCAAAGGCTTTTGAATAACCTTTTGCATGAAAGGTCGCAAGAGCTAAGTGAGGCAAGTGTTAGAGATATTCTTGCACTTATCAAGAGTATGTATGATTCTGGTGCACTTGATTCGGGGGATGCTTTCAGCCAGCATTTTGTGACCATCCCAAACAAGTACAACACTATTTGCCCTCGATGCTCACGTGAGGGCTATGCGATTGAAGGGCTTGACTTTCGCTGCGAACATTGCGGTTGCATAGCGAAGTGGGATGAAAGTTCTCGTAGATATTTTCCCGAATTAAATCACCTCTAAACTTTAACGCTTATGGAAACGGATTTTAGAATTGCAGAGAGTAGGTATCTTAGAATGTTAGGAGACCCTGACCGTTATAGCGAAGAAGAAAGGTTTGAGATTGAAAGAGAATTTTCAAGACAATCAACCGAAATGATTTTAGCAAGTTTAATTTTAGAATGTCGCTTATGACACAAGAAGAAAGAATATCTAATTACCACAAACTTTTTGATGGAATAAAGAAAGAAGGGCGTTTCGCAGGGATTACTGTATATGATAGCGTTGACCCACAAGATTGTGAAGACTATGCTGGCAACATTATACACGACCATGTTCGATATATGCGAATGTTTTTGAACTTTACCGACAATAAAGATAAAGGTCGTGAGTTCATTGACAATATCACGGTAGAAAAATTGCAAGACTGTGGCTTAAACCCTTACGACGGAAAGTTGGATAAAGACTATATGCTTTCGTTGTTGGACGCAACAGGTAAGTTCGATATTAAATTAGAATTTGAAGTAGTAGAATATTAACGCTTATGGAAACCATTTGGCACGACTTACGAAAGAAGCCAATACCACTTGAATATCTGCTTGTGGAAACACACACAAAGCACTATCCGTATAGGGTGTGTTTATATTTTGAAGATGGAACTTTTAGGGACGCTTACAAGACATCTTATTTCTTTCCAAAGTCATGTAAAGTGCCACACCATCGGGATAATGACTTTACAGTTAAGAGGTGGGCTTACATAAAAGATATAAAATAACGCTTATGGAAGAAAATATGGTATATTGCCACCGAAACAAATGGCATTGGGGTGAAAGCATAGATATTGTGCGCAAGGACGGTTTGGCTATAATGTGTGTCAAGTTTGATAAAGACTTTCCAAGTGTGGCTTACTTTTGCGATTTGTCGGTACTTGAAACCGAACGTAGGCAAGGATTAGGCAATGATATGCTTGACCACGCTTTTGCCGTTGCAAGGAAATACGGCAAAACCTTTGCACGGTTGTATTGTGACAAGACAAAGATTTGGCTTAAAGAATGGTACGAAAAACGTGGGTTTAAGATTTTCTCGCAAGATGAACACGATTACGAAATGATAATGGAATTGTAGATAGTAACACAATAACGAGGAAACACCCCTATTTGTCGTTTTAAGGCACGTAGGGGCGTTTTCTTGTGCTTGGTGGTATAGTTGACCACACGAACAAAAATAATCGCTTAGAGAGGGGTTTTTAGTTTTGTGGTATCATATATACCTTTTCCTCCTCTCCTCCTTGTTCGTTCTTTTTATCCTCGTTAGTCGTTTCCTTCAAGAAATCCGTGTTTGGTGTTGAACTCCCAAAACCACCATAGTTGAACATTGAACCGAGGATGCCTAAAGCAAACATATCGGCAAGCCCACTGTTTAGTTGAATTTTCGCACCCCACAATAGATTGCATAGCGTACTTAAATGCCCTTCGGTAGCCATCTTGTCCTTTTGATACTTTTGCTTGTCGAACTCGTCAAGTTTGTAGAACTCTTCCGAATAGCGAAATCTTGTTTTCTCTACAAGGCTTTCAAGCGTTGCCTTGTATTCTTCTAAAAGTTTTTCTCTTTCCATTTTTTTTGTTTTCTTTGTAAAAGTTATATTTAATAATATTCTTTAATAGCAAGGCAGCGCAACCTCGGTAACAAATTGTCTCATAAGTTCACCCATAGTATAAGCAGACTCTTCCGCATCCAATCCCTCACCATAGAAGCGTATAATAGAACAAGTTGCATGGTAGAGTTCGTGAGCAACGCTCGACCAAAATTCATCATTGCTTGTTGCCTTGGAAATCATAACAAGCGACATCTTTACTTCGGGGAAAGATACGCACATACCCGTATTGGGTGCGGAAAGTATGTTCAACGAGCGACGTGCTTGGATAGGCGACACACCAAAAGACACTATGATTTCAAACAATTCGTCATATTCACTTTCAACATCGTAGTTGAAAAGAACTACACAACCCCATTTGCCCGCAAGGTCTAAATACGCTTTTTCCATAAGTCTATATCATTTCGTTCCAATGAATAATGCAACCGCCAACACTACAATCGGCAAGGTAGCGTGCAAACACTTGACCCTCGGAAGCATCAACATCACACAGTGTGTCCTCGATATACTTCGCAAGATGCTCTTCATCCTCGATAGATGAACCCCAATAGTCTGCTTTAACCATCGCGGCGAGATACAAAGCGTTATATAGGTCATTGCTTTCAATTTCTATCTTGTGCTTTGTAAGCAACGATTTAAGTTCGTCAAGTGTCATAGGCTTAACCATTTCAAGTTTACCATCGGCACTTTCCCTGCGCATATTCTCAACTGCAAATTCGTACAGTTTCTTTGAGAAATTCATTCCATAGTAGGATAGGTAGATTTTCATATCCTCTGGAATATCATATTTCATAAAGTTTGCCATAATATATGTTCTTTATAATTCTTTACAATTCTTTCAATATTGGAAAGGATTGGCAGTTGCCCACCAATCCAATCCGTGTAGTTAAACGTATCTGCCCATAGAGTCTCTGCGGCGACGCATTTCCATTTCGTCATCCATATCCTCCATTGCGTGTTCATAACCTTTCTTGTAGTAGTGTTCACGCATGGTAGCACTTGAACCTCCGTAGTTGCGATAGTTACCGCCACCACGATAAGCACGGCGCATTTGAGAGCGTAAGCCCTGCATTTCGTCATCTCTGTCTGTGTTGAAAATCAAATAGCCCATTTTACTATTCCTTTCTTGTTTTTAATGAATACCTAAGTTTACGATGGTGAGTCAAGTTTCTTTAAGATGTTCAGAATGCTATCTAACTTTTGGTCGGTAGCAGACTGCCTTTTCTCTAAGTCACTTATGGTACGTGCTTGCCTTTTTTCTTCCGCATAGCGAGGATTAAGGGTTTCAAGCATTTTTTCTGACTCTTGTATCACGCTCTTGTGGAAAGGTATTTGTTCCAACGCCTTTTTAGAGGTTTGTAGCATCGTATCGACTGCTTGTAACATTGCTTCCCTGCTACCACTAAAGGTTTCGTTACCCATAGCAGCAATCTCTACATTGATAGGAATGCTTGGTATAACCCTGTCACTGCCATTTATCGTAACGGTCAAATCCACCACTTGCTGAAAGTTTAAGCCATTCATCAAGTTAGGGGTTGAGGTTTGATACTGTGGGCGTGGTTGGGATTTTCCCTTTACCGTTCCTACTTCAAGTATTGGTCGCTCGCCTTTCTTTAGCACATAGAACGGACAACCGTTTGTAAGACTTTGAATATCCATTGTTTTTGTTACTTTTAATTGTTAAACACTAATTACACTATTGTACGAGACGTAAGCACAAGCAAGCCATTAAACTTGTCATTGAAAACCTGCAAGATGCTTGCACCAAGCACATCAGTAACAGTTACAGCATCGCCATTAGCCAAAGTTAATGCCCTTGTCACTCCATTCAATGTCAATGTTATTGGCAAAGTTGCAGTAGTGCCAGTAGGTATTGCATTTTCCATTCGGATAGTAAAGTACCCGATAGGTTGTATGCGCCTCCAACCAAGTGCAATGTTTACGGTGTCAGTACCTACGGTAACTTGTGTATTCGCAATATAAGGCTGACCACCTGCGTTGATTGTTATGTTTGTATTACAATTCATGCGTTTTACCTCCTATGCCTTAAATTAGAATACTACAGAGCCACCGAAGCCGTTGCCCCACCAACCATAACCACCGTTGTACGGAGTGTTATTGACTGCCTGAATGTTTGGATAAACTACAGGTACGGTCGGAAGTTGCTTGTTGGCGATTGTGTCAACCGTCTTTTGCAATGGAGTCACAAGACCATTTACATAGTTCGTGATAGCAGCCGTCTGATTTGCATTGTCTATCTGAGAACGAAGAAGTGCATTGTTAGCAGTCAAGGTTGTAATCTTGTCTTGCAGCTCACGCTTTTCAAGGTCGCAGAACTTCTCATTGATGAATGTGGTCTGCTGTGCGATGTCAGCACGTATCTGCGCAGTGTTCACATTTGCTTGGTTAGAGAGCGTACCCGTCTGCTCGATTGTGCGGATTTGGTTCTCGTAACCTTGTGCCATAATCTGCTGTTGTGTCTGACAGCAACACTGACAGAACTGTTGAGAAAGTGTCTGGTTTCCACTCTGTATAGAGTTGATAATCTGTGGAGTGCTTACGGCTTGTTGCAATGCGAGAGTGCTCAAAGAGTTTTGTATGCCTTGTATGCCTGTATTGACAAGGTTAAAGTCCTGACCTAACATTGTAGCAAGGTTTTGTACGGCGTTGCGATTTGCTTCTCCTTGTGAAGTGATTGCATTCATAAGCAATTCGCGACCGCTATCGGTGTTGAGTTGCGTAGCAAGTGCTGCCATTTGTGCATTTCCACCGCCCCAATTACCGAAGTTGCCATTTCCACCCCAGCCAAACATGTTAGCCACAAGTGCAAGTGCGAAGATGTCAAATACACCGTTCATGCCGTTGCCGAAGCCCCAGCCGTTGTTACCCATTCCACCGAAACCGATTGGAATAGAGAAAGGAATTGTTGCATTCCCATTGTTGCCGTTTTCGGGCAACTGATAAATCTCTGCCATAGTTTTGAAAGATTTTACTTGTTAAACAATTTAGTTGAAATAATAGATTTTGTAACGCATTACGCCCACAAAATTAAATGTTATGCAAGCAAATCTTTCATGGATATTTTGATGTCCTTTTCAACGTGGGAAAAACAAAATAAAAAAAACAAGCACCGATATAAAAACGATGCTTGTCAAGAGTAAAATGTATGAGGGAAAAAGAAATCTTCCTGAGAGATTACATTTTCCCACCGTTATAAACGAAGAAGTCAAATGCGCAATCTACATTATTACCATTTATGTCTGTAGTTTGTGCAATAAAGTATGGGTATTGGATGTTATCAATAACTTCTGTCTTACATGTAGAGAAGAATATGCGTCTTTTTTCATCGGAGTTGGTGTGCCCACTAATAGATGGGTGAGAGGCAAGAATGTTGTTAGGCAATACAATTTTGTAAGTGCCAGTTGCGGTTTGGGACACAGAAAACAATCCAGTAGTAGTGCTCTGGGAGGAAGAGTAGATAGTCCCATTGGCGTTAACCATTGCTTTGACAAAACAATTCAAAGGTAATCCCATATCTCCTTGGATGGCGGTCTTATTGAGTACAAGCCACCCCAAGAACTTTGTCTTAGTGCCCAATCCGAGCAATTCAACAACTTCTCCATAAGAAATAGAAAGTTGTTTGATGCCGATACCATGATAATAAAAGTATTCCTCATTGATTGGCTGCCCCGTGTCAGGGTCTGTGTCGTTACCTTGCAGAACCAAGGTCGCTCTTGTGGTGTAGCCCGTAGAAAAATCCTGAGCTGCAAAACGCAATATGCGACCAGCGTTTTTAACGCCCGTGTATATCTTATAGGTGACGTCGCTTAAACTTGCGAAGTTATTATCATAGGATTTGTCTTGAGTATCAGCAAGGTCATGCCAAGGTGAATACATACTATTTTGCATCAGTCCTTGAAACTCACCCTTATCTGCGTACACAGTACCTGCAACATTAGCATCATTGATATAAGCCTTGCCAGTTAGACCGTCAACGGCATAAGATGGGATAAAATTTTCTCCCGTGTTGTCATTCGGGTGCGAGGGGTCAAATAAGTTGTAGTCAGTTGACACAACACCATTAACTGTACCATTTTGAGAAATCATCCAATCCCCGCTGATGACAAAAGAGCCTAATTTTGCAAAGTTGGCAAATATTGCTTCCGAAATAAGATACTTGAAGTCCGTAACCATTATTTGCCAATTAGCACTTGCACTTGATGGTGCGCCCATTTGAGCCATAGTGTAAGTACCATTAGCACCCACCCACACCCACTTGTTGTTATTGTAGGCGAAATAGGGTGTTTCGTAATCGGTAACGGAGAATTGTGTGGTAGTGTCGCTTGCATCGAAATCGCCGCCATAGTAGTAGTTCTTGCCTATCTTGCCCTGCCTGTCCTCTACATTGTCCATCCATTCCGTAGCGCAATCACCCTCTTCAATCTTTGGCATTGTTAACCACATCTCTGCTTGGTCGCCACTATTATCACACTGCAACCTCCACAAGACCCATGAATAACTCGGCAAGGTACTTGGTGTGCGGAACTTTACAACGCACTTAGTCCATGCCATAGATGATGCATGACCATGATAGAAGTCCATACCACCTGCCATGTACGACACGATGTTTCCGTCCGCAAGATAAAACCCTGCGCTATCCATTGTGAACGGATAAACAAAAACCCTTACGCTTGCATTGTTAACAATATTACACTTTAGCCAATAAGACAAGGTGTACCACGTATTGGGTTTTAACTTGTTGGCTAATGATTGAGCAAGTATTTCTTTATAATGGCTACTTGAAGATGCTTCATACGTGTAACTTCCGTAATAACAAGGGATATTATTTATGTTATAACCGCTATTGGTCTGCACCTGACCATTGTAATCCCCCCACTTCCTTGTATCGGCAAAGCCGTAAGTGTCAGCAAGGATATTTTGTCCTATCGGCAGTGTGTTTTCAGCAAGACCGTTGTAGGACGTTGCCACTTGATTGGTCGTGTCGGTAACGTCTTCTATTTTCAAGTTCTCCACTTTGTAGATGCCCTCAAATGACACAGTGCCAGTAGTCTCCAATAAAGTGCAAACGACATTCCTTATATCCACAAGGGGTGACAAGTACAACTTAAAGGTTTTTGCAACATTGGCAACAACATCAATAAAGTCAGAACCTACTGCAAAGGTGGTGTCTTCTTGTCGGCTTTCGATACGAAAATAGCAGGAAACGGGAGAAGTGACTTTTCCCGAAATGGCATATTTGTGGTTGGCAGGCAGGTTTTCTGCCATGATTATATCGACGTTAGATGCAATAATACTATCTCCCGTGCTCTTTGTGTAAGCCACAAAACCATTGTCAGAATGTGCACAGCTTGTGATATGCGCACCTAAAGCGAATTGCCTGTCATATCCGAAAAGATTGGCTTGGGGAGCATCGACTCCGCTTTCACCTGTATCACCTTTCTTACCCATACAACAATACTTGGTGGTATTCTTGCTTGTGTCGGTATATACAGTTACCTCTTTCTTCCATAGATATGGGTAATCATTTGTGGTGATTGGCTGCGCGCTACTCCAAGATCCTTGTATGGCAGGTGCGGTAGTGTCATTAGATGTTGTTCCTTGCGAAGAAATTGCATAGGTGTTAGTAATACTTACAATGCCATTACCATCTTCCACCAACTTGAATGCACTACCCCATGCACTTGCACTTATAGTCGTAGTGGATTGTTCACTTTGAACAAACACTTGCCTTACCCAACAAGGGTTTCCATCACTATTAGGCACAACGACGCTCCATCCATTCAAAGTGCCGCTAAGCGTGCCATCCGCAAAAGAATATGTTGTGGTCGAGGTGGGCTTGTCGGAAGAAGTAGGCTGACTTGCAGAACGCTTGTAGATAAAAACAGTAGCAGTATTCTTTCCGTCATCACCCTTGTCACCTTTGATTTGACCGACATTTTCCCAAGAACTTTCATTGGCAACAAAAAGGTCTCCATCTACCATGTAACCATCGCCCTCATCTGCCTCTGTTGCTTCCCAAGTAAAATCTGGGGCATTGATATAACACATCACTGTAGGCGAACTATAACCGTCATGATCTTCCCCGCCCTCGCTTTCGTAATAGTCGCTACTTGTATCAAGAATAAACAGGTCTCCTTCGGTTGGTTGTATATCGGACAAATCCTGTTCTAATGCCGTAAAGTTAGCATAATGACCTATGGCAATACCACTAATCCTGATACTTGTTCCGTCCTCTGCATAATGTGCAAACAACGCAGGGCTTGACCACGCCCCCCATGTTCCATCTGTCTTTGTGCGCTTGGATATATAGACATTTTTATTTGAAGCACTGACACTAAGTGGGGATACACTCCAATTCGCAGGTACGTACTCATCGTCTTGTTCATAACCACTTGGTATAGTAGGGGTGTTGCCTGAATAAGAATAGATGGTGCGCATACTACTACCGCTTGTCAAGAGTTTCTGCCAATAGAGAGAATTATTATCCGTAGGCTCATAGTAAACGTTGTTGTACGGCTGTGGTGTTTTACATCTCCAATAGTTGCCATTGTGCCAGACATTATGGGTTTCATATTGTCCTGTGTCCTCGTTGTACTGATTGAAGAGATATTCAGTATTGTCTTGCCATTCCCCCTTATCAATATACTCTACCTTTGGGTTTCCTTGCTTGTCAATCTTGATTAAATCCTCGACGACAATACCTTGCGCATAAAGGTAATCCGCACCATCTGCGACACGCTCCGCTACATTAGCATACGCTTTGACAAATGCAGGCAGTTCACCAAATGTTGCACCATAGTTGCCGTTAACAAGTTTTGGGCTGTTAACGCCCACAAGCCTTGTAATGCGACCATCGGTATTAGAAAGAATGAACAAACTTTGTAACCTCCTGCGTCTTTCTTTTTCCGCACTACTAATACCATCTTCTTCTGGATTAAGCACGTTACCCATTCTTGCGATAGTCATAAGTTCGCACGGCTCAAAGTTTGTTCCTGCGGGTGTTTGATTGTCGGCAAACAAAGACACGAGAATTTGATTGTTCGCAAGTGATATGCCTGTAGTGTTGCTATTGCTGGTTGCTATACACTGCATCCAAGAAGTGTAATACTTGTTGCTTCCGTCCGTTTCGACACTCTGACCTGTCGTGACATCACTCACGTTAGCAAGATTGGCAGCCAAGGTATTTACAACCCCACGTAAGATATTGCCAACGCTTTGCGTGGTAATATAGCCACCCCATTTTTCTTTAAGGGATAGGCGATAGGCATCTCCACCCCCATAAGACAATTTTTCCACATAGTCTATTTGGTCATTGTCAGTAAACATAGTATCGCCCTCTTGTGCTTGCACACGATTTACCAACAACTCCATAATCTCCATAAAGGAACGTACCCTTATGCTTTCCACCTCCGCATTGCCAAGTTCATCTATGCGCCAACCACGACCTTGCGTAGTCATTCCTTGTATGTAATTGTTTGACCTTATATCACTATGCAAGATAAGACTTCCGATACTATCCAATCCTTGTTGGAACGTAATCTTACCCAAGGCAATATCATCTTGAATACGGCTTAACCTACTTGATATGTCATTGATAAGGTTTTGAGCGTAATACTTTTGCATTTCGCTCATTTGTACCCTTAACGATGATACATCTTCCGTTACTTGCCCTATTTGGTTAAGCACTACCTCAATATCATCGGTAAGCGTAATATCGTATTGTGGCAATACGTTATCACCCCATTTGATGCTTATCTGCTTAACGAACAAAGCCATTGTACTTTCGCCACCAAATTGGAACTTAATACGTGTGTTGTTGTGTATCTGTTGCAGTATGTCAAGGTTGTTCGCCAAGAAGTATTCATCAAATTTCAAAGGGTATTCAAAGTGAGGCACGTTGTTTTCAAGCATATATTCCTTTGAAGCATCATCAAGCCTTTGCTCTGCATCTTGAATATATGTCAAAGGCAAGGATATACCTAAGAAAACAATAATATCATTTTCCTTTGGCTGTTGGTACACATTAGGCATTATTGTGCCAAAAGTTTCGTATTCCTTTTGGCATATAACAGTTATGCTACCTTGTGAACTATCGGGGTATTTGTCGTAATCACGTTGTTCACCTTGTGGATTAAACTTGCCATCGCTGTCATAGAAATTCTTTTTGTAATCCTCCCAATCGACTTGTATGGGGAAAGTACAACCTATGCAAGCACCGCTACGCATATAGATTTTCATTTCCTCGGTAATGCTTGCACAAGCGTAAAGGTCAAATGACAGTTGTGGCAAAGTCATTTGGAAGTAACTTTGGAGATAATTACCATCATCATCCATTGTATCATCCCAATCGGGTTCGGGTGCTTCGTTGGCATATAATACTTTCTTTTCAAAGTTTACGCCACTTGACTCGTATTTTTCCGTAAGGAAATAATCATTAAGCACCTTCACTTCGTATTTGTAGGTGTATGCCCCGCCAACACTTTCTTCATCCTTATCTGTTGGAGGAGATTGCGTTATAACCAAAGAACCAAGCACATCTTTTTCTTCTGCTATGGCAGATACGCCCATAATTTGACCAAGAAAGGTGTTAAAACCTGACACGGTTACATAATCACTCTCTTCTTCTTTTGTGTTGTATGGTTTTGCATTCTCTGGAAGTTGCGTGCTATCCCCCAATTCGGGTTTAATATCCTCAAATTGATGTATTTCATACGAGGGGCTTGACGGATTGATGGGGTTAGGATAAGAATTGTCGGCATCATAGTAGTCTATAATCCTTGTTTCGGGGTCATAGTTCGTATTAAGCGGATTAACCTTTTTGTTCACCGTTTCACCGTATATACTTGGCATAAGGTGGTTACGTGTGAAAGGGTGCATGATAAGCCTTACCTTTTGACCATTCACAACACCATCATAGATAGGGTAAGAAAGGAAATTGTCCTTGTCGTTGTCTATCGTGTAATCCCACGTTTGGTCGCCAGTCCACACAATTTGCGGATAGCCGTAAGGAATATTACTCTCGCTACCATAGCCCGAAATCCTTGTTACTATCTTATTATTCTTTGGTGTGCGTGAATTATTCTTTAAGCCAACACCTTGACCTAACTTGAACACATATTCCTCACCATCTACCGATACCATTTCATTAGGCATACCAAAGGTAATAGCATAGCGTTTTCCATCTTGGTAATCTGCATCGCTATCTGCAAGTTTTTGTATGGTAAATGGCTTTTCCCACGTTTCGTAAGCCGTTTTTAAGGCATCGCTTATAAAGTTGTTGTCGAAAGATAAAACCTCGCTTAACTTGTCATCTGCTAAGGTTACGTTGTTTCTTACAATCCACTCCGTATGCGCAAGGTTGGCATTAAGTTTAGCCACAAAGTCACGCAAGTAACCTATCCAAGAGAATGTCTTGTTTTGCGCAAGGTATCTTTCCTCACTGTCGGTTACTGCCACATCGGTAAACTCAAAGTTGCCTAACATATACATAGGGTGATAGAACGTAAAGGAATACTTAGTCAACCCCTTTGCCGCACTATTGTCCTTTACCAATCCCTCACGCACAATGGTAGGAGGGGTTACAAGGACGTAACGCACACCCTCGTATTCTATGTATTCTTGCATAGTAACTGCAAGGGTGTTGTCCTTATAATACGCATCACCTGTAATCTTGTCACCAAGTGACATTACAACACTTTCAAATGCCGACTTATGTAACACCAAATCCTCAAATGATGTGCCGTCGGCGTTGTATATCGGAAACTGTACGTTCAACCCTTTTGCGCTAATATCCATCTTATTATCTTATATATAATGAAACCTATAATCAAAATGCAAAGAAAAAGAGCATACTTATATGTTGTAGGTATTTTAGTAACTTCTTTTGTTACTTCTTTCTCTTTGTTTACTATCTTATCCCTATACAAAGTATCTACCTTGATTACAACCCTGTCCTTATATGCTATCTTTTGCACATACTTGGTCGCAAACACCGTATCGCCTTTCTTTACTACCTCGTAGTACACGCTATCGTGAATGTGGGATATAAGCGTGTCATGTTGCATCTTGGTAACATATTGCGTCACGATGCTATCCCTATATTCAATGTGCTTTTGTGTCTTGCAACCACTTAGAAGCAACAGAACAAGAATTGCACCCAAAGCGACATAGAATATGCCACACAAAAACTTCGTTTCCCTTTCCATGCCCTTTTTACTTTTTCTTTATGTTGTCACTTGCATCGACAAAATAGCGTTCTTTGCCAAGAAACATATTTGCCTCGGCTACACGCCTACGTTTCAGTCCTAACAAAGGTCTACCACCTGCATTGTGCCACTTTATGAGTTGGTCAGTAATTTCTTCATCGTTCCTATTAGCCACTATATAGCGTTTCATTGTACTTGAATTGAAAGCACCGCTACCAAGATTGAATATCCAACTGCACAAAGCATCAAACTCGTTTTGTGTAAGGTTTACACCAAGTTTATTCAAGGTCTGTTCGCAAGTAGCCAAGTCACTACGCAAATAAGCATCGGCTTGCGCTTGTGTTACGGTCATACCCATCTTTACACCTTTGGTATGCCCGACACCGATAGTGGGAATACCTACACTATCACGATAGGCGGTTAACTTGCACCCCTCAAACTTTTTAATAAGGTCGATACCTTTTTGTGAAATCTTCATAAGCGTCATACCCTTTTAGTTTTCATTGTCTGTGCTATCTTCTTGTATCTCCACTTTCTTGCGATTTGTGCATCCTGCAACGGCACACGAAAAAGGGAGTATCACCTCCAACTTCCTGCCCATACGTGCCATATCCCTGCGTAAATCTATGACTTGGTTTTCTATATTGTTATACTTTTCATGCAACTTGCGATTTTCTTCACGTAGGACTATATTTTCCTCCATAAGCATATCCCTGTCTTTGCGTATTTTGTCGCATACATTGTTCAAGTCATCAATCGTCTGCTGGTACACGTTTTGCATCTTTTCCCACCCATCAGCCTCGGCTTGTGCGGCTTCTCCGTTTTGTTTGCGCTTGTAGGCACGATAGGTCACAAACCAACCACCACTTGCTATGAGTGTCATTGCAGATATTACATAATTTAACCAATCCATACGCTTAACTGTTTACTTGTGCAGGTTCAACTTCAATCTTATCTTCATTGTCACGAATTATATCGTTACGGTTAATTGCCATACTTGAAGCCTTGCCCGCATTATCCTCTACGGTCTTGTCGCTACGACTTATAAGCTTGCCACGCTCGGCAATAATACGTTCAACCTCATCGGGTGCTGCATCAGGGCATCTCTCCACAATAGTCTGTGTAGAAAGATATGGTGCTTCCATTCCAAGATTGACAAGTTTGGTGTTCGTGGTTTCAAGCGACCAGGGAATAATCCTTGCACCTATGCGAACTTGTGCAAACTTCTCCCTGCCATTTGTTTCCAAATCCATACCCTCTTGATGTAAGTAAACCATATCATTGACAAACCTTTGCCAATCAATAGAGGATTGTACGGCAAGTGAGTAGTCGTTAGACATTGCAAGAGCAATACCGTTGCCGCCACTATTTGATGTGGTAATATCTTTCGGGGTGATGAACGAAGTAGAAGAAAACAAGGAAATCTTTTCTTCTAAGGTCTTTAAGTACCCATCCATTGTTTGTGGCTCTGGGAAATCCAAAACCTTTGCATCTTGCTTTCCATTTGTAGTGTCACTTGAAAGGTTTACGATAAGTGTGGAATTGTCACGCTTGAAACTATCCTTATCCATTTCGCCTATAAAGACAAGTGCAAATGTACCAAAGCGTTTTAAGGCAATAGCATTGATGTTTGTCATCAACTCCCACATTTCAATAGAACTTTCGGCATATTCCCAAGCCACTTTGCCACGATTATAAAGAAGTGGGCAACGTGAAAAGCCGTGAGGTCTTTGTGTTATCTCCCATCCACCCTCTACGGCTTCGTTTTGAACAAAGCGATACACAAACTTATTATCATAGGTATCAAGAACTAACTTACCGTCAAGTTCATAGGCAAGCGTGCGTGCTACCTCTGCACCATATTCATCATAGTTAGGTATGATTTGATAGCCATCTTCGTAAGAAAAGTTTGTAACCGTGTACTTGCTCGTTTCCTTGTCGTAACTAAATAATACACCGCAATTACCAAGTTTCTTGCAAGTACTTATGGCTTCGTACTTGTACCATTCCATCTCACGCCAAAGCCATTCCTGTTTAATCTTGCTGAACACCTTTCTTTCGTTTTCCTCTGGTGTTTCGTTGCAAAGATTAAATTCCAAAGGGTTTGCCGTAAGGTTTCTTACGTGCGCTGCGTGTATCAACTTTTGGAACGATGCCGTTTGCACAATCTCCATTATATTCGTAGGCAGTTCCGTGCCATTCAAAGTAACCCTAATCTTAGGTATTGACTTGTTCAATATAATGTGGTGCAAATCGGGGTTGTATTCCGTAATGTACGTGTCTTGCGAAATAGGGTGCAAGGTAAGGTTGGCAAACCCCGTATTCATATACGTATTGTTAAGTATGCTTTCATCCTCAAACCCGTGTGCATTCAAAGAACCACCACGTGTAAAGGGTTTCATACTCAACAATCTCATTGGGTCTTGTGCAAACCATTTAATGTCGTGTAGTCTATTCATAAACCTTTCTTATAATATATTATATACTGCTTAAAATATTCAAAACATCGTCACTTACATTTTTTATCTTTTGTGTGTGACGTATACGGCTATCCATTCCTTGTGACATATCACCATTGATATTCAGCATAGCCATCATATCCTCTGCCCTTAACTGCTTCTTTATAATGCCTGCATCATCACGCAATATTCTGTAACAATCATAGCAAGTGCCACCACAAAGCATTATCACGTTATCGAACAAATCGGGCGACATACCTTTCAACAGTTTATGTTGGCTTTTCTTATCCAACATGGTAAACCTGCCATTTGGGGTTTTGTCGAATTGAAAGATGCAACTTTCAAAAATCATGTGCTTTAACACCGTAGTAGAACCTATGCGTTTCATATTTTGGTGTGTGTAGCGCATATCGGCAAACCGTGGTTCATAGTGTATCAAGCCACTTTGTATCATTTCCATAGCAAGATGTGAAGCTTCATCCTTTGCAGTCTTATATTGCGCCTTAGAACGCTTGCTTGGTTGCGATGCACCGCTAAATTGTATGGCATTAGGATAACAATCCCTTAGATAGCCAAAGCCTTGCACATCGATGATTATTTGCTTGTCTTGTAGGTTGTGTTGGTTGCGGAAATCGCTAATCATCATTACCGCCCCCCTATTGTCGTTCTTTACGCTATAACGTATATCACGACAAATAAAGCCGTAGTGTGACCACAATTCCCAATATTTCATTACAAGATTGTCAAAGCCCGTAGTTGCCACATCGACGGTCATAAACCTTTTTATCAGTTCGCTGTTGTAGGGTATCTCACGTGGTCGGAACATTCTTTCTACATCGGTTGAATGTAGTTGTACGTTAGCCAAGTCCTCTATGTCCTTTTCTTCGTCTGTTATAGAATAGTTCCAGTTGCCCTCGTGTGCAGACTTTGCCGTAGCCGAGTTAGCAGCCAAGCCACGATATTGCTTGTTCTTTGCAAGCATCTTCTTGTTGTCACGCACATCAAACGTATAGAATACCATAGAAAGAATATAATCTTCGTAGGTCATATCCGTGTCTAATGCCAACAAAGCATCTATGTGGTCTTTGCATTTCTCGTAAACCTCACGCTTGGTTCTTCCGAAATAAGTTTTTTCAAGGTCGCCCTCTTGCATATTGAGGTACATAACGACACCATCCATAGACTTATCTACCGTACCATCATCGTTTATCCAACCGCCACCATGTTCACCCTTTCCGCAAAGTTTTCTAAGAAAGCACTCCCTTTCGGGGTTTTGTGCAAGGAATATTTGTGCCTTACCTGCGCTATCGGAACGCAAACGTGGCATAAATGATGTTATTGTGCGCCAATCAAACTTGTTACATTCGTCAAAGATAAGTTTCTTTGCCTGCAAGCCCTTTGCTATCTTATCAATCACAATAGGACTTTCGTTGTCAAGTTGTTGGAACTTTATCTCACTTCCGTTGTAAAGTTTCAAACCCATATCCGTTTGGTTGCGGATTATCTCACCTATCGGGTCATGGGGTTGCTTCTTTGCAATCCTATCAATCAAAGGGTACATCTTTTTCAAAGTGTCCGAAACTTTGCCTGCACCCCAGAAGTCACTTACGTTACGCATAAAGCACACAATCTTTGCGTTATCGTTCATTGCAAGGTATTCAATAGGGGCATAATAAAGGGCATAACTCTTGCCGCCTCCTGTCTGACCTGTAAAACAAACAATATCCGCATTGCTACGAATGGCATACTTTTGGTTGCCATCCTCCAATGGTGCTAATACTATGTCGTTTCTCTTTCTTGCCATGCTTTCCTTTTCGTGTTGCCACAAAGGTAAACATTGTTTCAATGTTTCGATATTTGGCAGAATGGGAAAGTTTTTGGAAAAAGTGGTATTCCAAAAAAGAAAGTAAACGAAAAGGTATTTTATATAGTCTATTTGTTTTTATCTTTGTGGCAAACAATTATTGTTTAACACGAAAATTATAGTAGAAAACTATGACAAAAGAACAAGCGTTACAGAAAGTAACAGATTATTGTACGGAGAAAGCGTACACAAGTGAAACTCTCACGGATGGTTTTAAGGACAAGTTCGCAGAACATTTTGCAAAGCGTTTCCCCGATGCTGATGCAGATGACGAAAATGCGATTGCGGAAATGAAATTTGCGCTTAATTCCGCTTTTAGTGGTGCAAGCCTTATCATTACCGAAAAGACAAATGCCTTTACATCGAAAGAAAACGATTACAAGAACCAAATCGCAGAGTTGAACAAGAAACTTGGCACACCAACACCGCCACCGCCAACGGTTACAATACCAAAGGAAGTGCAAGAGCAGTTGGATGAACTAAAGAAGTTCAAGAACGAAGAGGCAAAGAAAGCCAAATCAAAGAATATTCTTAGTATTGCCAAGAACAACATTCGAGAGGACTTACATAGGTCGTTTGAGAACTACGCAAAGGACTTTGTAGTAAACTTGGATGAAGCCGATGAAGAGCAAGCCAAGAAATTGACCGCTCGTTTCCAAGAAATCTTCAAGGATAGTATTGGTGACATAAAACCTTTCAAGCCACAGCAGACGCAGAAGCAAGAAGATGAAATCATCGGCAAGGTAAAGAAAGTAGAAATCTGATTTTTTAACAACAACTTAAAACTTAATTATCATGGTTACAAACCTTGGATTTTATTTTGAAACGCAAAAGGAAGTACGTGGTGGTAAGTTCGTTTGGTGGGGTGATACCAATCCTACCTTGAAGAAGAACCAGTTGCTTGGTGGTGATTTGCTCAACCCTAAGAAGGGCTTTGACCATTTCTACGCAGGACAACTTGGTAAGTATGTGCCAGGAGGTGGTCTTTCCGAGGACACCGAGGGTATTACCATTTATCGTGCTTTTGCGCCAAAGGAGGCTGCAAGTGCAAGCACCACTATTGTTCTTAACGCTACGGGTTGGGATGATGCACCCGAAGCAGGTATGCTGATTATGGTTGCTCCTGATACTGCTTCTACTACGGGTCAGTCTGCAAAGATTACCAACGTAGAGTATGACAAGGAGGAGGAGAAGTTTACCGTTACTGTTGACACCGAACTTACCGTTGCCACTACCGATATTCTCGTAGAGGCAAAGGGTGACGAGGCAAGCAGCGAGGCAACACCACTTGTTGACTATGTTAATATGTGGGTACTTGCCGACGAGGATTTGCTTCCTACCGACGGCTTTGGTATCAAGAATGGTCACTACTATATGTCTGGCGTAAGCGGTTGCGCTGCTTACATTGGTCGTATGCAACCATTGGCAAAGTACATCCTTGCACAGAACAAGTCACTTATTGACGGAGTGTTTGAACTTTAATAAAAAGAAAGGAGAAACAAGATATGGCAAACGCATATAAATATCCAGATAATCCGCAAGCACTTGTTGAAAAGCTTTATGCAAAGGGTTTGCTTAACGAAGGTGGCAACGGATTTGTACAGAAGTTGATTGACCAAAGCATTGTTCTTAATGCCAATCGCTTCTTCTGGCAGGAAAACTTTACCGTTGAGGGCAACGAGTATCAAATAGACCTTGGCGCAACGAAGAAGAACCCTGCTTGGACTGTAAGAATGAAGACTAACCGACCAGTACCTACCGCTGATGCGATGGCACCTCTGAGTGAAACCGCACAACTTGACGGAGAGGGTTACATCGAGAAGTCAGGCTCTATCCACCAATGGGGTAAAGGACTTTATGACACTACAATGTCTAAGTTGGAACTCCAAGCACGTCTTCGTGAACTTGGTAGCGTAGATGCAGACCTTCTTGATGGTTATGTACGTGGCGTGGCAGCCCTTACCGCTACACACATGTATACACTTAGCCACATTGCAGCACAGACCATTTCTAAGGGTGGTGCTTACGACAACTCTAAGATTAAGGGCTTCTCTGCAATTAATGTCAACCAAGATGCTTACATTCCACAAGCAAACTTCAAGACCGCAGGTGCAAAGGTTTGGGCAGATGCCGATTGTGATATACCATCACAGATGCAAAAGATTGAGCAAGATTTCAAGATGGCTAACAACATTGCCGAGGACGCTCCTTTTGTATGGCAGATACCTTACGACATCCTTATTTCCGTATTCTTGAACAATCAGTACGTTAAGGAAGAGGTAAATCGTTACATTCGCCTTTACGCACCCGATAAGGTTGTTGTCATACAGGCAAATGGCACATCAAGCATTGATGCACAGACCATTTCGCTTGAACAGCTTATCGAGTACAGCCGTAACACCAACATCTCCAAGATTGCGCCTATTATGGTTGCAAAGGAGTCGCAAGTGGTACAGGACATCAAGACTATCAGGACTGTTAGCGGATGGGAGCAAGGCAAGGTTGTTCTTCGCCCACTTGGTGATAATGGCAAGTGCGGTGTTATCGTTCACGCACAAGTAGCCGATGTTGAGATGATAGGCACAGGTGAGATTAACAATTCTGTAACTGCTAATGCAAGCAAGATTGCTAATTTCCTCTATCTGCTTAACGAGGTGTCTAACGATGGTAAGTACAAGAAGTACGCAACCAAGGTTATTGGTCGCTACGGTACGGTACTGACCGAGGCTATGCAACACGTGGTAGTTGATATAACAACCGCTGATGCATAAAGCCACGCACGCTTAAAAGGATTGTAGTAGAAACTTGTAAAGATTTAATACGATGACGGTACTTGAATGGCTTAGAGCATCTACAAGATACACCTTTGAGGATGAAACCTTTAAGAAGATTGCATTGGATAGGGAATGTAACCTTGAAGATGATGTATATGGCGAAAGTGTAACGAAGCGTCAAAGGGAACTTATGACTGCCGATATTATATTCACAGCCGTACTTCTAAGTCCTTCAAATACCGCTTCTTTAAGTCAATCCCACAATGGTTTTCAAAAGACCATAGGGCAAGAGCAGGATTTCTACCAAGATGAAAAGATAAAGTACGCAATAAGCATCTATAGCTTGTACGAAGATGAGCGTGGTGACATCTTAGAGGCTGCGACAAGGAAGAAGATTACCTTTATACCAATCGTTGATGTAGATAGGCTATGATAAGGGGTGAGATAGATGAATACCCTTACGAGGGAACGATAACACGCACCGTTGAGGGTAGTGGTAGAGATGAAGATGAAACCATCGTTGTCTATCAAGGCAAGATGGATGAACACATGGTAACGGACGAAGAGGGTCGTTCCTTGCAGACATCATCTTATATCATTTCCATACCCTTGGTTCAAAACGAAAATGGTGTGTGGTGTATTCCTAAGAAAGGTGACAATATCGAACTTGTGCGCTATGGTGAAACGATAGAATTTAATGTTGACAATGCCGAGCCATCGCAAATAGGTGGTGTAAGTGTTTACGCATCAAGAAACAGTTGGTAGTTCAAGGTATATATGGCAAGGGTTTACATAAAAGGTCTAAATGCTTACTTGAAAAAGTATGGCAAAGATTTGAAGAAAGAGATTTCTGGCAAGCAGACCGCAAACCTTTTGGAATATGCTAAGAACACTATACAAAGTATTGGTGACAAGATAGCATCTTACAGTAGCGCAAACAATCTTGACAGAACGGGCAATTTGCTTGATAGTCTATGTTGGGGATTGGTGTATAATGGCAAACTTGTTGGCAAAGGTTTCTACCGACCACAAAAGGCATCGGAAGAGTCTCATTTGCACGAATGGATGTCAAGCGACATTTCTTCTTTGTTTCCTGTTTACGGTCACGGACTTGCAGAGCAATTTATCCAAAGGTTTGCTAAAAGAAATGGTAGCGGACAAGGTTGGAGGGTTTTCTTTGCTGTTCTTGCACCTTATTGGGGATATTGGGAAGAAGGGTTTACGATGGTACATGGCTGGAGCAACAATGGCGGGAAGAGTAAATTTATGGGTGCTACATTTAAGCAGTTCGCCGTAATGACAGAGTTCTACGATGTCGTAAAATCGGACTTAAAGCCTGCAAAGGTTACTTTCCATAACTATGTGCCAAAGTACAACACCAACAAGAAGAACAATCTTCAAAGTTTGCGTAAGAGTACCGCTAACCAACCATACAAAGAGACAAGGCATTTTAAGAATATACCACGTATCAAGACAAAGGGCAAGAAGTAATGTTTGAAAAGTCAAGAATAGCGATATACGATTATTTGTATAACTTGTTTTATGACACGGTAACAAAGAACGTGTATTCTATGCACGAACCGCAAGAACTTATCCAAAGTGACACAAAGGATGGCTTTCTTGTAATTCGTGTTGGTGACATACAAGATATGAGTGAGTTCAGGGCAAACGCATACGGACAAGTTCGTTGCTACGTTGAAGCCTATGTACCGCCTATGTCACGTGGTCGCCTTGATTACAGCAAATACGAAGCCTTTGAGAATAAAATCGAACATGTGATAGAAGAAGAAATTGCAAGTGGTGGCAATGGCGACTATTCCATACAAGACGAGGAAATCTTGTCTATGGACACGAAAGAGGACAGCCAAAGCAACAACCAATATTTCTTGTTCATCAAATCCTTTATAGTGACAATTAACAAAGAAAGTATTTCATAATCATATTATTCATTATTAACCAAACTTAGAAAGGAAACAAGTTATGGCAACAAAGAAAACAACCTTAAAGACCGCTTCGCTTGGCTATCGTGCCGTTGGCGGTAGTGGTGATTACACTATGGTAATGGGTGTTTTGAAGGGTCTTACCCTTTCACAAGACGAGCCAGATGCAACCGAGATTGAGGCAGAGTTCTATGACACGCCGTTTGACATCAGTTACGATGGCAACCCACCCGTAATGTCTTTCTCTCTTGTGAACTTTGCGCTTGATGAACTGCCAAATATTTTTGGTGGCGAGTATGATAGCACAACCGACACTTACACCTTTGCACCAAATGCATATTCAAGCGAGTGGGAGTGGAAGCTGGAGTTCCAAAAGGGTAACAAGGCATACGTTATCCATCGTGGCGTAACACTTGGTACTATTTCCAAGGAAGAGGACGGTGCTTTGCAGTTCAATGTGACCGTTACAGGTCTTACAACCGACGACAGCAAGGTACAGTCTATTGTTGGTAGCACTACCAATTCTTAATAAAAAAAACAAATTTCTTTTTGTTTTCGTGTGAACGTGGGGAGGCGTTTATTGGGGTGTCCCCGATGATGTCTCCCCATTTATGTTTATTCGGAAACAAAGCAGAAAAAAAAAGAAAACGAAAAGGAAAGTTTTACACGAACAACAAAAGAAAGGGAAGAAAGATATGCAGTTATCGGGAAAGAAGATACGTGAATCACAGAAGAAGAAGCAAGAGGCACTTGATAGGCTTGAAGAAGAACTCAGTGACTTTTCTATTGACGTAAAGCGTGAAATAGCCGACATAATCAATGACTGCCCTACCATAGTACGTTTAGGTGAAAAGGACTATGTGATGAAAGATTTGCGTTTTTATAGCATCTATCGCATCTTTAACCTTGCTTACAAGATGATAAAGGCAGATGAAAAGTTAGATGATGACAACAAGGTTATTGTGGCTTTGTGTACCGATTTGGATGCTATGTGTGAGATAATGGCAATTATACTTTGCAATCACTTGTTTACGGCAGAAGGTGCAAAGACCTATGATGATATAGAAAGTTTGCGCACAAGGAATGACAAGATGGTTGAAATAATGAAAGCCAAGGTAATGTATTCCACCTACGATACTAACCAATGGGGTGCGATAGTGATTGGTGCTATAAAGTCTATTGATTTAGGCGGTTTTTTTTTACTCAAAAAATCGGTGAATACGCTTTTAACTTCGCATCTGTCGAGGAAGAAGAAGTCAGTGGAGACAGCCTCACAATTTACGGAAGCACAGTCGTTGCGGATGCTTCAGACTTCTTAAAGGTTTTCACGCAATACACCCTTGACGACTATCTTTTTAATCTTAGTGTGGCGCAGATACAATTCATGTCAATAGACAACACCCACACAAAATACTTGAAAGGTGCGGATAAAAAGGCTTGGAATGCCTATGCCGATGCCTTGAAAGGTCAAAAGCAAGTATCAAGTTTTCTTGGTGGCTTGGATAACAAGGAATAACAACAACTACAAAATAAGAATATAGCATTATGGCAGCAACAGAACCAACGATTATAGTCGGAAAATTAGATGACAAGGCGTTACAAGAGTCTATCGACAAACTTATTTCCGATGTTAACAACAAGTTAAACGGAAGTGATGGTCTTGCAGGTAAGTTTAAGAGTGGTATAGAGGCAATGCAAAATAGCCTAAACTCTTTTGCGACCACCATAAAAGCCGTCAAAGGTGACGTTGGTGATATGTCAAAGTCCTTTGAGGCTATGTTCAAGGCTATGAGTGGTACTGGTGGTAGTGGTGCAAGTGGCGGTGGAAAAGGTGGTACTACAAGTGGTGCATCTACAACCGCATCTGCACCAAACACTATTGGCGAACTTAAAGAGCAAATTAAGTTGCAAGGTCAAATTGTAGACCAACAAGTAAGAAGTACGGCAGAAAAGGAACGCCAAGTAAACAAACAACGTCAACTTACAAACGAACTTGAAAAAGAACTTCGTAGCACTGCACAATCAAGGTTGCAAAGAGGATTAAATATGCAACCCCAAGGTTTAGACGAAGCACAAAGAAAATTACAATATCTGCAAGCCGTACAACGTAGATATGCAAACACTACACAACTTAGCGCACAAGAGCAAAGAAATCTTGCTAACGCTATTGCAGGAACACAAAGGGAAATTGCAAAGATAAACAATACACGCCCAAAAACCTTAAAAGAGGTGCTTGGTATGGATGAAAGTAGCGTGGATGCCATAACACGTAAGATGCGCGAATTAAAGCGCGTACAAATAGACACAAACGATGCAACGCAAGTCAAGAACTTGGCAAGCAAATATCAAGAACTTACAAACAAGCGGCGTGAAATGCTTGGTCAAAACCAGTTATTAGAAAACTCTAACCTTTCACTTGCTCGTTCATTCAACTACATACGCAACCGACTTGTGTATGCTTTTACTATTGGTGCGGTAGTAAACTTTACAAAGGAAATTGTAAGGGTAAGGGCAGAATACGAAATGCTTGACCGTTCACTTGGTATTCTTATAGGTGACATGGAAAAGGGAACGCAGATTTTCAATGAATTAAACGAAATGGCATTGAAATCTCCGTTTACCTTGATAGAACTTGGTACGGCTGCGAAGCAACTTACGGCATACAACTTCGCCGCTAACGAGGTTGTAGATACTACACGCAGATTGGCAGATATCAGTGCTGCTTTGGGCGTACCTATGGAACGTCTGACCTATAACTTAGGACAGATTAAGGCGCAAGGTGTATTGAACGCACGTGATGCACGTGACTTTGCCAACGCAGGTTTGGCTATCGTGCCTATGCTTGCACAACTTTACACAAAGCAAAAGAGATTTGGTGATGAAATAGTTACTACGGCACAAGTGTATGATATGATGTCAAAGAAGATGGTATCATACGGTGATGTGTTGCACGTACTTACGGACATCACCGATGAGGGTGGTAAATTCTTTGATTTCCAAGCAAAGCAAGCCGACACGTTAAAGGTGCAACTTGCAAACCTTACTTTGGCATACAACAATATGCTAAACGAAATAGGCACGGACAATCAAGGTGTTATTTCGGGCGCATTGGGTCTGCTAAGAAGTTTGGCGCAAAACTGGAAAACGGTGAAGAACGCAATCCTTACCGTTGTGACTGCCCTTGGAGCATACAAGGGGGCTTTGATGCTTGCCTATTTATGGAGCAAGAGGGTAGCTGCAGGGGAAACGATAAAGGCATTTTATGAACTTGCGAAATCTGTAAAGACTGCCAAAGATGCAATGATTTTGTTCAATACCGTTTGTAAAGCAAATCCTTTGGGAATATTTGTTAGTTTACTTGCAACCGCAGGTGCGGCTTTCCTTGTGTTTGGCGATGATGTAGATGAAGTATCCGAAAATGTAGAAATGTTTGGAGAAAATGCTTGGCAAACCGTAAGCAAAGTCAAGTCTTTACAAAAGGTGTTGCTTGGATTGGATGAAAATACTTCTACTTATAAAAAGACATTACAAGAACTTAACGGTATATTAGACGAATACGGCATAACGGAGATAAAGAACCGTGATGAGATAAACAAAAAGATAGAGCAAACAATCGCCTTAATAGAAGAAGAGGCTTCTGCACGCCAATATGCTAACCAAATGGCAAAAGGTGAAGAAACCTACAATAAAGCCGTTGCAGATGCCAATAGTAAACTTTCAAGTGAATACAACGATTTATTTAAGGGGGTATTTGGTTATGACAAGGCAATGGCTGAACAGATGGCTAATGCCTTTACAAGTGTCACTGCGCAAATCATACAAGCGAACATAAAAAGTGTCATCAACAAAACTGGGGATGAATACGAAAAGGGTGTAGTACAAATAAAGGTACGTTTGGAGGATGCTTTCAGAAAAATGGGATATAGCGAAGTGCAGATTTCCATGATTATGAGAGAAATGAAAGGCGATATTGATGATAACATAGAGTCAGTAAAACAAGCCACCGAAGCACAAAATGCACACAACGAGGTTATAGAAAAGGCTTATAGCAAAGGACAAAAACTAAGCAAGGGCGTACTTGCCTTCAACCAAAAGTTGCAAGCACAAAGGAAAGTTATGACCGATGCTTCTACGGATGCCAAAACCTTGTATAATCGCATATATAGCATTGTTGACCTTGCAAAGAAGAATAGCAAGAATACTATTACTTTCGACCTGCAACTTACGGCAACAAACCCACCAAAGTGGATGAAGAACTTTTCCGATGAAAGGATAAGGGAACTTGCAGTTTCTTTCGGTGCAATCGCAGCCGCAGGTGGTCGCGCAAAGGGTATGACGAGGGAACAAACCCTACAAAGGTCTTTGGAATATGCGAGCGAGAATAGGTTGCGTGAAGAAGCCAAGGCAAGCGACAAGGCAGACAAAACCTCCAAGACACGCACGAAGCAAACCGATGAATTTGCCAAGGCGATAAAAGAAGTCGGTAATGCCATGACCAATACACGAAAGAAGCAACAGGAATTGCTTAAAGAGGGTATTGATGGCACTACGATATTGAATAGCATTTCGGAAAACTACGGCAAGACCATAGATATAAACAACGAGAAATTGCAATCTTTCGGCGTGAAAGGCTTGAAGACTGCAAAAGACTTTGCGAATATGGGGCAAAGGGAACAAAAGAGTTTCCTTATGTCTTTACTTGATGTTGCAAAGTTAAGGGGTAGTGCCGAGGCAATAGAATACATTGAAGGCAAACTTGCAGACCTCAATGAGGAAATCCTTAAAACGGATAACAAAACGCTTGTAGATAGCCTTAAAAGCGATTTAGAGCAGTTAAAGAACGAATACGAAATAGGCATAGAATTAGATGCGAACCCCGAACTTGGTGGTATTATTGCACAAACTTTCGGCTTTACCGATGAACAAATGCAATCTATACCACGCACGGCAAAGGATATTGCGGAAAAGATACAGAAAATCTTTGACGACAAGCTTGGCAAGGGTAAGTTGAATTTCCTTGACTATACCGACAAGAAAGCCCTTCAAAGTGCTATGGGTAATCTTGGTATTGACCCCAAAAGTGCCAAAGCAGAGGCACTGTATGCTTATGCTGAACTTTATAACAAAATACTTAAAGACGAAACAAAGGCGCAAACCGATGAATGGAACAAGTTGCTTGAAAAGTATGCAGAATACGAATACAAGCAATCGCAAATACAAAAGAAAGCCGTAGAGGAACGTAAGGACTTTGCTATGCGTCTTGGCAATGAGGAACAAAAGAGTCGTGCAATGCAACTCGTTACTCTAATAGGTGTTGCAGCCGACCCAACGCAAAAGCAAGCACTCGTAGAACAATTAAAGACTTTGTTGCGAGAAATTGCAGGCGATGATGAGGCAAAACTAAATATCGTTGTTGGTATCGACAACAAGGAAGCGGAAGAAAGTGCTACTTTGGCATTTGAGGAGTTCAAGAAGAACCCTGAATGGCTTGTTGCTACGGGCGACCTTGCAGGACTTACCGACAAGGCTTTGCGTGGTCTTATTGGGGATATAGAAGATTACAAGAAGAAAGCCAAAAATCTTAATCCAAAGCAAATTAAGGAAATCAACAAGGCTTTGCGTGCATTGCATAAGCAAGTGCGCCAAGGCAGTCCGTTTGCTGCCATTGCTGATATATTTGAACAAGCCAAAGAAAGGGCAAGCGAATACGATGAGGAAATCGCAAAGGTCGAAAAGCAAATGCAAGACCTTAACGAAATCAGCGAGAACGGAGGCGAACTTTCCGATGAACAATCAAAAAAACTTAAAACCCTTAAAGACCGTTGGGAAGAACTTAAAGAAAAGAAAAAGGATGCTGAAAAGGTTGACACAAAAGCCCTTGTGGATGGCATAAATGGAATGATAAGCGTTATATCGCAAGCCACGAATGCTATTGGCGAAATGTTTGAAGCCTTTGGCTCTGGAGGTAAAAATGCCTCAAAAACAATGAAAGACATTATGTCCGTCGTAGAGAAAGGCGGTCAATTTGCTGCGATAGGTGCGCAAATCGGTGGTGGCTATGGTGCTATCATTGGTGCTGTGGCAGGTGTTGCAACTGGGCTTATTTCCATACTTGCAAGTGCTTCAAATGAAAGAATCACCGAACAGGTCGAAGAGTCCGAGCGTGCAGTAAAGGAACTTGAAAACGCATACAAAAGACTTACCTATGCGGTCGAAGACTCCTTTGGCACTATAGTAATGGGATTTAAGCAAGCGCAAAAAGCAAACAGGGAATATCAACTTGTAGAACTCAAGCGTCAACTCCAACTTGAACAATCACGTTCAAGCAAGAACCGTGACGAAGATAAAATACGTGACCTCCAATCCCAAATTATTGAACTCGAACACGAGATAGCGAAAGCAACAGAAGAAACCCTCAACGATATAATGGGAATATCCTCTCTTGGTGAGTTCTTCCAAGGTCTCGTGGACGATATGATAGATGCGTTCAAGAATGGCGAGGACGGTATGAAGAAGTTCGCTGAAAGTTGGGATGAAATGGTGGACTCTATGGTAGGTAAGTTACTCCTTCAAAAGGTCTTTACACCTTTCATAAACGCTATGAGCGAGGATATGCAAGACATTATAGAAAAATACACCAAAGATAGTTCCAAGGAAAGAGCGAATTTGACAAGCCTTACTGCCAACCTAAAGGACATGACGGGAGAACAAGTCTTAGGACACTATTTTCAAAAAAACTTGGACGAATTGGAAGATACGCTCGTAGCAATGGGGCAAGAAGTTCCTGAGTGGTTAAGTGAAAGGAATTGGTCAAAAAATCAGGGAAATGACCGTTGGAAGTGGCAAGCAAGTGTTGATTTGGAGGCAATCAAGCAGGCGTATATCGCTCGTATCGAAAATGGTATATCTTCCCTCGATGAAAAGATTGCTTATCAAACTGCCGATGCTACGGAGGAACTTATTGAGTACGCAAAGCAAAAGAAAGAGGAAGCAAAGGGGTTGTTCTCCGAGGATTTAATGAATCTCTTAAAGGGGTACTACACCTTTGGTCAAGACAACGAAAAGGAGTTGTCGGCGTTGCAAAGGGGTATTCAGGGCATAACCGAAGATACGGCAGGAGCGTTGGAAGCAATAACAAATGGTATATCTCAACAATGCTACTTGCAGTCAGACCTCCTTACCCAAATCCGCGATGCCGTAGTTGCCATTGACAGTGATGTTCAAACGAGTACACAAGCCGAAATGCTTTTGCAACTGCAACAATCCTATCAAGTTCAAATGTCTATCGAAAGCATTTTGCAAGGCGTACTTGTTCCGAGTGGTCGTGCATTTGCCGTAGAAATACAATAATAATCACACAAAACAAAAGAGATATGGAAGATGCTTCATTCAACTATTACAAAAACGCTTTACTAAGTAATCTTTGCGAAGAATACAAAGCAGAGTGGAGGGCAAAGAGAAACGACAAGTTAGCGTTGATGAAACTTGCGCTAAAGCAACAGAGCATACCGCATTGTGCTACGTTCGCCTATCAAGGCAAGGGTATAACCAAGGAATATATGCTAAAGGAATTTGGCGATTATCTAAACGGCTATGTGGTAAACGATGCGGACAATGTTAAAGGCTACACCTATACTTGGTATGTAGGCTATGACTACGACAACGACATAGATGTTACTTGCGATGTAACGCATATATCGTGGACTAAGAATAAGACGCTTGTTGTGCCGCAATGCCGATGCCCTATCATTCATATTAGCAACAAGTCAAAGGTAAGGATATTATGCGAGGGGTGGAATAGCCTTATCATACACCTCTATGACGAAAGCGAAGTGACGATAGATGATGCCGACGAGCATAGCAAGGTCTTTGTCTATCAGTATAGCGACAAGGTGAAAGTTAGTGAGGGCAAGTATAACTTTGCCACGATATGCAAGCGTGAACGCAATATAAAAGATTTTGTGTAAAAGTATTTTGCATTTTCCGAAAATAAATACTATCTTTGCAACAAAGAAAGAAAAAGATACATAATCGCTTATGGCACTATTACAAGATAAATACTTTGTCAGAAAGACGGAAAACGAGGAATGGCACGATGTCACCACGCTCATAGATGGCTGTAGGATACTCTCTATCGGCGGCTATGACGAAAAAGGCAAGGCTGTGAATGTCTATGCGGAGCAATGGATAGGCGAACAAGCCGAGGACTTTATGATAGCCACGCTTGACGATGACGATAACCCGATAGTCATACGTGAGAACGTAGATATAGAGATAACCTTTATCTGCGGCAACAAATACGCTACCAATGCCATCGACGCAAGGACACAACATGATGCTTTCGTAGAGTATATGATGAATAGCGATGTCTATGTCAAGAGTGCATACACAGGAAAGGAGGTGCGTTGTGTGTGCTTGGATGGGTACAAACCTACTACAGAAAATCTCCATCGGGGGCAGGCGTCCTATGTCATGGGAACGATAAAGTTACACACCCTTGATGTTCCAACAGTATCACAGGTTATTATTGTAGGCAGCTTGTATATAGGCTTTGGTGGTGATGCCATTACGAACGAACAAGAGATTGCATCACTCACCAACGTACAACACTACAACGTGGCAGATGCACACGGCAGTTACACTATTGTCTGTCCGAGCACAAGTTACTTGTGGATATGCACCAAGGGAACTATAAGTGGCGTTAATGCCAATGGCTTTGAAGTGCCTATGGAAGGAGTTGCCAATGTGGGCGAATATCATTGCTATCGCACGTCTAATAGCATCAAGCCACACACCATGTCATTTAACATAACAACATCATAAATAAAGACAATAACGATTATGGCAAATATCAATGTGTATGGAACGATAAACACTATGGCTTCGGACAATAAAGTTGTTGTCGCTTCGCAAGTGTACGATGAAGCGCAACAAAAGTTTCAAGACCAAATAAACCAAGAAACTGACAACGATGGACTTGTTTCAGCAAAGGTGGTGCAATCTTTCACCGATGCCCAGAAAGTGCAGGCAAGGGCGAATATAGGGGCTGGAGATTTGCAAAGTGTTACCCAAGAACAATTTAATGCAATATTTGAATAGTTATGATTAAGTGGATTTTCGGAAATACCTTACCCATTGTCGTTGAATTGAAAGAGGTCATCAAGACGCAAGAGGGTACGACTACGGAGGATTATATACCACCCGTAGGCAGTGATATAGAGGTGTGGGCAATAGGCGAATGCAAGAAGAAGCAATTTGACTACACCATAGACGGAAACGTATTGATGTTTACCGATGACGGAACATTGAACGTAGGTACTTACGGCATAAGGATTACGGTCATAGAACCCGAAAGCCGTAGGTTGAGGTCTTTCAAGTGCGAGGAACTGAAAATCGTGAATTGCACGGAGGATTTGGACTTAGGTGAGTTTATACAAGAGGGTGCGGTAACACTTGATGCAATGCCTTTCTTTTGGGCAAAAGGTGAGAAGGGCGACCAAGGAATACAAGGTGTCCAAGGTGAAAAGGGTGAACGTGGCGAACAAGGTGAGCAAGGTGTAAAGGGAGATACGGGTAACGGAATATCAAGTGTAACACTTAATGCCAACTACACCCTTACTTTGAACTTCACCGATGGTACATCATATACCACACCAAGTATTCGTGGCGAAAAGGGAGAAAAGGGTAACAAAGGTGATGCAGGCACAACCGACTACAACGACCTTGAAAACAAACCCGATTTAAGCATCTATATGCAAGAGGTAACACAAGAACAATTCGATAACATTTTTAACTAATTAAGGATATGACAACGATTGAAATTTTAACAGGGATTAGGGATTGGATATTAGCCAAACTTACGCCAAGAGATACGGTGTTGTCCGAATTTCTTGCAAGCCTTCGTCAAGACGTGGATAACATTAAGGACGGACTTGGAAATGTGTATGACTTGCGTGCAAGAAAGGCTATGCTTGACAATGTACCCGATGTGGCAAGTGCTCCGATGAAAACAATAGGAACAGGTGCACCAAGCGCAAGTATTATACCAGAGAATTGGGATAGTGACAGGTACGGCATTTGGACTGGCGTACCACGTTTTATAGGACAGGAATACTACGACATCACCAACAAGAAAAGATATGACGCTTTTTCCGTTACTAATTCGGTAGGTGATTGGGTTTTGATGAACTAAAAAAAAATTAAAGAACCATGATAAAGTTATTTGAAAACAAAACAGAATACGATGCTACGGTAAAGCCAACAGATGAAAGTCGTGTAGGTCTTATAGAAGATATTAACCAGTCCGTAGTTGATGGTGTTAACGTGCATGTCAAATACCCAAAAGTAGGTGATTTGGTGTTTGAGAACGGCGATGATGAGGTGGTGTTCATTGACTACCTTACCGCAGTCAGAAGCCTCATACCAAGCACCTATACACACGTGGGGTATATCTTGGAGGTTATGGGGGATAGTGTCAAGATAATCCATGACCTCGGTACAACGGCACAGTGGCTTGATTGCTGGCAGTATGCTATCACGGCTATTGCTTCAACCGATATAACGATAAGGCTTAGGATGTCTAACGACTACAGCTCAAATACCTCCGTTGCGGTGACACTAAGCAGTACAGACATCAACGCTACTACGGCACAGGAGATAAGTGACGCAGTATCAGCAAAGGCTACGGAGGTCGGTGACACTAACCCTTGGTGGGCGTGGTATGATGAAGATAACGAGCGTATCATAGTGCAGACGGACACATGTGTGGACTATCAACAAAATGCCGTTGGGGGCGTTAACTGCACCATATCTTTATGTGTGTGGGAGGATATGCCAGCAAGCGGTAATTTATGGAGGACAAGCGGAGTATCTACAAACTATTGTATGTGCAACCCAGCAAAATTCATTTCTTATTATAGTACGCATGGAACTACACCTACTGCTGATATACCATTACACTCTGCTACGATAGTAACTGAGGCAGGTTTTGAGAACAGCGAATTTTGCCAGTTGCTACGAGACGCCTATGGTGATTATTCTACATATATGATAGCGGAACATAGTGGACTTATCCCATCAAAATATGGGGTATTCGGTTTGCTTAGTGGCGAGGAGATGACCAAGATGTATGGCAATTCTAATGCACCTACCAAGGATGGCGATACGATGTATAAGTTCCCTGCGCTTCATCAATGCGCCACGCTTGATTTTGAGGTCGAGGGATTAGAATCTGGAGACTGGCATCTTGCTACACCAGAGGAAACGCTTATCGAGATGAGTACAGATGTGTTTGCCGCACTGCGTATCTCGGCAACCAAAGTAGGCGAGACCTATCCAGATAATAGTGTCAGTCGTTGGACTTCGGCAAGAAGCTCCGCCTACCGTGCTTGGCTGTTCAGCGGTACGATCGGCTTCCTCTTCAGCAACCTCAACGTCCCCAACGCTTATCGGGTGATGGCGGTCACGCTTTATAAAATATCTTAAACTTAAACTTCTCTCCTTGCCTCCGTGCAAGGGGAGATAAAAAAATAGAAGAAATGAAAAAAGAAGAACAAACAAGGCTCATAAACGAGCAATGGTCAATCATTAGAGATAGAGAGGCGAAACTATCGTCTATGGACTACAAGAACACCAAAAACGGTGAAGCAGAAAGGGTAGGACAACCACTACCCTACGACCCTATGGAAATCTACAACATCAACCAAAACTATCGCAAGGACATCAATGATGCCTACGATGAGATTGCAAGGCTTGAGGCTATTGAAATAGAGCCAGACGAAGAAGAAATAGAGTAACAACGATAGTTTTTGTTTGATTTAGTATAAGATTATGCCCTTGCTTGTCTGCGAAAGATAGGCGAGGGTTTTTCTTTACTCTACTCACATAAAAAAAGACCACCAAACAAATGGCAGTCCTTTTTTGAAATAAAAGCATTTGTTAAAAACCTATCCAAAAATCTTGCTCCACCAAGACTTATCCTTCTTGGCAAGTTCGGTTTCAGTTTGCAAAAGCACATCTTCCAAGCGATTAACCTCGGCTGTAAGGTTGTTCACTCTTTCTTGTAGTTGTTTGTTGATGCCCTTATAGGCGTTCACTTGCTTTCTAAGATACTTAATTTCCTCTTGGGGATTGTCAAATGTCTTTTCTTGTTTCTTCTTTGTTGCCATAGTTTTCAAAATTGTATATTGGTTAGTAAATATGATTAGAAATCAGGTTGATTGTAATCTTCTAAATCGGGTTGCCCTACAATTTCATTTTGGCTTTCCTTTATAAGTTTCCTTTCTTGCACCATATTCGTGCTTGGATATGGCGCAATATCTATTGTCTGTCCTATAATAGTAAAGCCATCCGTAGATGTTTCGTTTTCTTGCGTTTTAACATACGGCAACAAAAAGCCTTTTATCTTTACAAGCATATTGGTAGAAAAGAAACTGCTTATGTACTTTTTGAAGTAAGGCTTAAAGGTTACAACAAAGGTAAGCAATTCATCTTTCACCTTTGTGCCATCCTTTTTCTTGTAGCCTAACTTTCTTTCCACCAAAGTGACATTGACACAAGTTTCCTTATATCTTATACCTACTATATGACCACAAAGTGTTATATCTGCCATACTAATTTGTCTTAAAAACCTTATTTTCGCCACCAAAAAGGCTTTCTAAGCGCATTTTACGTTGCTTGTGGGTACTTTATAAGGTGGTGCAAAGAAAATGCCTTAAAACGCATTTGTTGTTTCTTCGCCTTGACCTAACTTTTTCTTTGTTTCCTCCATCAAGTTTTCAAGGTCTTGTTTTGCCTTTCTTATGTTCGCAAATTCTTCCTTTGTGGCGCGTGGGCAACCTTTGTGCCAACTTTCGAGGTTAGGGGCTGTTATTCCGTAATCATACGCTTCAAGGCAATAGTCATAGTATTGTAAGTATTCGTTAAAGGTGAGATTGTTATCCACGATGTAACGTATTTCTTCAAAACTAAAGTAATAGTCGCCTACGTTGGCAATAGAGCCTATATCGCCTGCCACCCAAGCATCTTGTTCGTATGGCAGTTCAAACATTTCGCAAAGGGTTTTCAAGTAATCCTCGCAAGCCTTTTCAAAGTTTTCCTTTATCTCTGTCTTATTCATTGTCTTTCGGGTGTTTTATAAGAACACCATTTTTTGTTCCTCGTTCAAAGTTCATAGTTTCCAACAAACCATCCTTAATCATGTTATAGACCGTCTGCGTGGATTTGCCTATCTTGTGTGCATAGCAACTTACACTAATCCATTCGTATTCTTGATTGTTGTTCTCTTGCATCTATTCTTTCATTAGGTTTTCATCTTGCATTTCTTTCAAGGCATCAATTTCCTTTTGTATTGCCTCTTCATCTGTAAGTTTCTTATACAATACCGTGTCGGCAATATTCTTTACTGCTTCTTTCATCTTGTCGCAGATATTGTCTATGAATTGACCTTGTGTGACATCTTCTGTCTTTTCTGCCAACATTACTTCCATTCTCGCCAAGTTGTGAATGTACTGCTCAAAGGTTAGGAAACCGCTTACATTATCATTGCCTATGCTATAAAGCGGCGCATTGATATTCGTAAACCACCAATCGGCATAAGTAATAATGTTAAGGTCGCCACGTGCTTCCTCGCCTTTTTCTTGCAACAACTTTTGCAACAAGGTAAAAGACATACCCCTTTCGGTGGTGATTTCCTTTTTGTACTTTGTCGCAATTTCCACAACGGCTTGCACGTAGATAAACGGCTTGCTATATCCGTTTGATGTTACCATTTGGAAATAGTGTGTGTGGAATGGTGTGCCGACAAGTGCATACCCCTCGGTTTCATCAACGACAAGTCTTAAAAACCTATCGTCAAAGAAAACTTCCTTTGTGTCCTTTGTCTTATCCAAGTGCAAGGTAGCACGTTCTATTCGCCTTGCAAGTTCTTTGTTTGTTGGTTTCTTTTCGTTAGCCATAGTGTTTGTTTATTTCTTTTTGTTTCGATTATCTTCCATCCACATTGCAAGTAACTTAGAAGTTATGCCATCGTGTGTCGTAGGTACTTTACCTTTCTTCATTCCATGTCTTTTGTTCCATTCACGAATAAAAGCCATTGCTTGTTCGTCGTTTGTTATGTGGTCATAGCAATATTCGTTTTCGGGCATAGGTGTTTGCTTAACCTCAACACCTGCATTTTCTAACTCTTGTGCCTCCTTTACAAGTTGCTCGGCACGCTCCTTGTCCTTTGGTGACAAGTCCATATCATCCACGTTGTCATCCATATAAGACGGAACAACAAAAATCTTTTCTATGTTTTTGTATGGTGTTGTGCCAAAGACTTTCTTTATCTTTGGCTTATTCATCGTTTCACCGTCAAAGGTGCATACGGCATAGGCTTGCCCACCATTAACGAGATTTACGATAGCAACGCCATCCTTAAAAGACTGTTTGCCATCGTGTTCTTTCTTAGGTATATTTGGCAACCTAAGATATTCGATTATTTCTTTTTCAAATTGTACCATATATATATTAAATTTGTATTATGTTCTTAAAGAAAAAGTTACTACGTATCACTACGGTTCGCTTTATAGAAAATGATTAAATACATGAGCAAAGACCTATATGTCGCCACAAAGTTACAAATAAGTTTGAATATACCAAAGGAAATATCACAAAATTATGTTAATACGCCCTTTAAGCCTGTCAATTCTCCTTTGTGCTTCTTCCGTGGGTTTGCCGTTCTTGTCGCAAGGAACAAGGATTTTGGTAAGTTTGCCTATCTTTACCCACTGCCATCCTTGTTTAATCCTTCCTTGCTCTATATTCTTCGCTTTTTTAAGTGCTTTGTTAGCCTTTGCAAGCAAATCCTGTTGAACGGAAAATGTGCTATTTTGTTTGTTCTCGCTCATTTCTCCAATGCTTTGAACGTGCCGTTTTTAGCCACGAAGTCCAAGATGTTGACTTTTAGGTATTCCTCGCCCTCGTATTCAAAAGGCTCGCTATTGGGAAATGTTCTCTTGTATCGCCAATCCACAAGGACGGTATCTTTTTCAAAGCCAAGTTTCTGTTCCAACTGACTATGGCTATGTAAATATCTTATGTTTTTTGACATATCGTGTTGTTTGTTTTGTTATTAGGGTAAGGGTATTGTTAGCATACCCCTACCCATTGTGCTTATGCTTTTACTTTACTTCCTCACCATCGAAATCAGCGAACTTGTTTGCAACTGCTTGTGCTTTTTCTAAGTCAATCACATTTTCATCGTTGTCGATATAACGAACAGAATTATTCTCGCCAAGAACAGCGGAGTCACTTATAATTGCATCTCTCATTTCAACGGATAGTGGTGCGTATTTTGACAAAAGTCTTTTGAGACACGTCTTTTCGCACATTGCTTGTTTCATATCTTTATCAGCCCATAATCCGTACCCTTTGCGGTATGTCTGCGAAAATCTTTTTGCGTGAGCGTCCAATTCCTCTACGGTCATATAAAGTTGCTTTTCAAAGCCATTAACAAGGCGCATAAAGGCAACATAACCGATAATGGGTGCTTTTTCACGGCCTTTCTCCAATTTTTTGAATTGCATTTCGCCACTTACAAAATCTTCCCCTACAATTTCACCCTCACGAACATCACGAACGTTTAGTTTTTTGAATTGAGCAGAACGCAAGGCTAACTGCACATATCCACGTGCGCCCAACTGCCAAGTTGCCACCGTTGTGCCATTCTTGTTATCCTTGAATGGTATCACGTAACTCAAACCTAATGCGGGGTCAAGGCTCAGGTCAAGTGCGCTACTTTTCAAACAACTAAACATAATTGTAGATGGGTCGCACTCACTTAACGCCTTGTTGTTGCTGACAAGTGCTACCATATTACCTACAAATGTTTGTTTCTTTTCTCCAAGAACGCTTGCAAGATAATCTTGTGTTCTTGTGTTCTCCAACATTGCGTTGAATTTTTGTAAGCCTGTCATAGGCTTCTTTACTACTTCGTTTGCCATAATCTTGTATTATTTGTTATTATCTTTTGCTTTAATCACTACATACCCTTTCTTCTTCGTTGTTTTCTTGAAGTCACGTTGCAATCTCTTAGCCTTGACAGGCTTGTTGCCGAACTCCTTTTCAAAGATAGCCTTGTAGTCCACGCTAATGCTTTCTGTAGGGTCAACCCTTGTAATAGACCACACATCCGACTTTATACTTTTTATATCCTTTTCAAGCATAAAATCAAAAAGTTTAGCCTTAAAGTCCGCTACTTTTTGCTCACGTTCCTTAATTTCAACAAGCACGTTGCTTATTGTATCAAACTCCTGCTTGACTTTTTCGGGCAAATACGCCGCTTGTATCTCATCGCCCTCGGAATAGAAATCAAAGGTTTCGAGGAAATCGGAAACTATATCCATTGCCTTGTTCAAGTCAAACAGGGGTGCACCGCCTAAGTGAACACGTTTGATGACAAGCCTGTCCATATCAAACTCTTGTGGCTGTGAAAGGTCAAGACCATCGGTTTGGTAATGCACAAGATATAGTTGTATCTTCCAATTCTTGCCGTATTCTTTTGCTTTTTCCTTTGCGAGAAGCCAATGTTGGAATAGTTGGAATTTATATTCGTTGCGTACTTGTTCTGTTGTGTACCTTGATGCTTTTATCTCGTAAACATACAGTGTCTTTGCCTTGTCGTCTTTGCGTGTGATGTCAGGATGGGATATACATTTCGCCCATTTGCGTGAATAGGTTTTACTAACCCATAGTGGGTTGCTTTCATACCCCTCGTTTGATTGGCTAAGATACGCGAATATTGCTTGTTCAGTTTCGTCACCAAATCTAACCGCATCGGTATAAGGTATATCGGTTTGTTCTATCAAGCCCTTACATACCGCCAAACGCTTGTATGCGCTTTTTGGAACTACACCCTGTGTTGCTATTGTAGCGAGCATTTTAGCATCGCTTGAACCAAGACACCCCTTGCGAGTGTTGGCTATTTCAAGTTTGTAATCTTCCATATTGTTTTGTTGTTTAATCAGCCTTTGTTTTCACTATATAACATTCATGGCAGTTAATCGCATTCACGATAACATCCTTACCTTTTACCTCATCTTTGAAAGCACTGACAAAGCCAAAAATTACGGCTATATTGCCTGTGTGTGCTTTTACCCTACGCAAGTATTCTATTACTTGTTTGCGGAAGCACATTATATGCAAGTGTTGGTCTTGGTTGTTTTCGGTGCTATTCTGCGTTTGCTTAGATTGCAATTCAAATGAGAAATATATATAGGGTTCTCCATTCTTTGTTTTGCCCTCCTTGAAAGCACTTCCAATCCTACCTACAAGAGTTAATTGATTGCGGTCAGCCATTCTTTTCTCTTCTTATCTTAATTCCACTACAAAGTTACTAAAAATATTTGGGATATACCCAAGATTTACTATCTTTAACACACTCAATTTAGGCTTGCACGATACCTTGCGAACAAAACACATTTCATGCAATTACAATCGCAATCATGTTGTCTTTCGCACATTTGGTCTAATTCATATTCCGTCATGTTGTCATTTCCTTAAAGTCAAACATTTTTACAAGGTGTGTAAGGCTTTCGTCGTAGGTCTTGCCCATATACTCGGCTTGCACCTTTGCCATTTGTCTAATTCTATGTGATGCACTGCGCCAACATAGCAATTTCTTAAAGTTATTGAATTGTGTTACCAATTCGTTCATTCTTTCTCCGTATTGTTCTTTATTCATGTCTATTCGCTTTTAATAATTATTACTTTTACTTTGTCACCCTTTTCCACAAGAGGTACATCTTCATCATAGTCCCATAATTCTAACTGTGGTATGTATGGATAGCCACCAGCATCAACTCTTACTTCACACTCAATAGCATCTTTCATTATCTGCTCTTTCTGCAACCTCATACCATACTCGATAGCATCAATGAATGTTGGTGTGCGATTGTGCTTTTTCAAGTGGCTTGTCACAAAGTCAGACTCCATATGTGCCTGCTCTGCTGTTAGCGCATCACAATGTTTGAGCCTTTCTTTTTCAAACTGATCTTCTTTCCACTTAGCACCCATAATAAACCCTGCACGGACTCTTGCATCTGCACCTTTGTTCCCACTACAATAGTCTATTGCCGCTTGTTCCAAGTCCTTGCTTACAGGATTTTCTTCATTGTATTCAGTGACAATAAAGTTATGATATTCTTTCATTGCTTTACGCAAATGTGAAGCATCGGTAGTAAGATACTGTGCCGCATAATACATTGCATCTGCAAGTTTTTTAGTCCTCTTTAGTTTCTCTTTGTCTGTCATACTATTCTCCTTTCATATATTTTCTAAACTCGCCAATAATCTGGTCTGAACAAGTAGGGATGTACTCACCCTTACCCCCTTTATTGTATAAATACTTGTTTTTGTTTTCTTTCAACCACTCTATAGCTCTTCGGGTTGCCTCATCGTAACCTTCCTCTTTATATTCGCCAACAGACTCAAGAATAACCTCCGAGACGGCTTCTATCTTGTAATTAGGTTTACTCAGTTTGTTGTTTGTGAAGTAGCACAGACAATAGCAATAGTCGTGTTCCAATCTATCATAATCCTTAATCTTAAAGATTATGTCTTTGATTTTATCTATTACATTCATACCTTATCCTCTTTCATATAATTTTGGAATCGTGCAATAAAATCTTCTGTAAATGATATGCCAACCATTTCACCTTGCTTTTCAATCCAATTACAAGCCTTTTCGATAAAGGCATCAGTACGGGTGTACTCAACGCTCTCATTGTTCGCTGCTCTGCGTAACCAAGGACGCAGAAATTCTCTACCACCAATATCGGGGTGAATATAAATCTTCTCTGGTGCCTTACTTGGTTTCATAACTTATTCTCCTCTTAGTTTCTTTAATTGCTCTAACAAGTCTTCAAGTACCGCCTCTGCTTCATTTGCTATTTCAGTATCAGGCATTCTATTTATCGCCCATTTAAGCCAATGAATATGCTCATCACTCGGCTTCCACCTGTTCTGATGTCTGAGGGATTTGAGCCAGTCAATGTCTTGTTCTTGCTGATAGATAGTATCGGTATCTCCTTTTCTATTGTACCACAAGAAATCAATAACACGCTGTAGTCTTGTACTATCCTCTTCACTCCAAGCAGGCTTTTGTTTACACAACTTTCTTACATCGCTGAGAGCACACTTATGTTCAAGGATACCATCATCTGTCTGATAACCTTCAACTTTGCCTGGTGTTCTTTCAAGAATTCTCTGGGCATGCCATAAAGAGTCTATACCAAAGTTCTCGCCATTGTATTCTTCGGTTTTAAACTTAGGCTCAATCTTATTAGCAAGTTGCTGTTCACTTATCTTTTCAATTAGCTCATCAATATCATTAAGAGAGAACATTTTTGTAGTATCATCAGAGTAATTAGGCTCGTGCCTGTTACCACTTGCTTGCTGATAGACTTCAAAACGCATATCTTTCCATGTTTCAAGCAACGTTTTGCCTTGCGATTGCTCACCTTGCTTTTCAAGCCAAGCAATCCATGCCCTAATATTCTTATACTTAGGGTCGTTGGAATATTTCTCGGCTCTGTTTTTGCAAAAGGCAAGAAGTTCTTTTCTCACCCTCTCACCCTCGCTCTCTTTGAGTTCGGGGAAGATTTCTTCAATTATTCGATTAGCATACGTTGGAATTTTATCTGCATTTGGAGCATTATGCCATTTCTTTGCTCTTTCAAGAGCCTCTTCGTATTTCTTTTCGTAATCCATAATTATATGTTATTATTGAATAATATTATAAAAACCGAGTGAAATGCCTCCTATTAAGGCTAAAATGATATTGTTGTCTTGTAATGCTAACGTGATACAACTAACACCACCTACTAATAAAATCGTTGTTAAGTATTTCATATCTTATATTCTTTCGATTGTTAAGTTTTGATTAGTACCCACACATACAATAGGCTTTTTCGTTGTCTAATTCTATTTCCATGTTAGTGCACGCACGGCATATAGGTGAGCGATACCAAAAATCTTTTGGGCAGACATATTGCCGTTCTTCTTGTGTAGCATACTTGATTGGTTGAAAATCGTTGTTATTCATTCAAAGCCCTCCCATATCTTTATTGCAAGGCTGTCAAGTTCTTTCTTACGCCTTTCGGCACAGAACTTGCAGTTGCCTTTGTGGGCAAGAAAGCCTTTATAGCCAACACTGCGCACTACATATTCACATGAGTCATATACGCAAACACCAAAATTATCATTATTTGCTAAGGCTTTTGCATATCTTTGTTGATCTTCACACCCCACCATTATCAAGACGGTAAGTGCCAATAATGCAATCTTTTTCATACGCTATTTCTTTTTGAATATTAGTTTATCTACTTTATAGAATACAAGTCCGCCTATAAGGTTGGCAAGTATGGTGCTTGCAAGGTTTCCGTACTTGTCTATGGTAAGATAGATTACCAAAGATAGTATTGGCGTGGAAAGTTGCCATCGCAGTAAGTATATAATGAGTTTCATATCTACTTGCAAAGTTATCAATAAATTTGGCGAATACCAAATATATTAAACTTAATTAAGTTAAGATTTGTTATCGCCATCTTCCTCTGTATCTTTTATTAGTTCTTGTATTTCTTTGTTGTTGGCAACCTTATCCGTTGCTTTGAGTAATGATTTTAGGTTGGACTTTATTTGCTTGATATTACCTACGGCAGTTACCAATTCACGCAGGGTATTGGCACTCTCGTTGGTGAGTAGCGGTTCTTGCAAATTTTTAGCCTCTCTAATCCATTCCCAAATAGTTCGTTGTGTAACTTGCCTCTGCCACTTTTTGAAAGCCTCTATCGCCCTATTTTTGTTGGCAAGTTCATTTTCGAGGTATTGTATTTCGCTTTTCAGTTTGCCGTTTTCTATTGATAGTTGCTTGATAACTGTGCTATCGGGAACGTCTGGGTTGCTTACCGTTTGTCTGTTGAACATATCTTTTTTTTGCTTTGTTTGTTTATAACTTATACGGCTTAAATCCGTATCGTTCTTCAATAAGTTTGTTTAGCCAAGGACACCATTCGCCATCGTGAAACACCTTCTGCAAGAATGTACTCGCACGTTTAATTGCCTCTTCTTTTGTCATAATCCTTTTAGTTTTTAACCCATGCAATGTATAGAATAATCCAAGCCACAAACATAATTCCGAACGCCCACCAAAGGTTGCGGATGGTTTTCTTGTAATTACGGATAATTTCATCATAAACAATTTCGTTGTTAGTACAACTTTTTTGTATTTTTTCTCTATCGTAAGACTCGTTTGCGGACATTTTATCTACAAAATCAGCATCTTCACGACTTATAAACTGACAGATTCCTTCATCCGATAAGTCGCAACCTTTAATGTCTGCATGACGCTTATCATTTACCCAAAGGATTTTTACGAGGTCACCTCTTATTGCATCCTCTAATCCTTTCTTGAAATTTTCTTTGCTTTTCTTAACCTTTTCATCAAAGTTCTTTTCGATGTCGGTTAGTCTATTATAGACCTCTTCGCTAATAATAATTCCTTTTGTTTTCATTTTTTTTATTTCACTTCCGTTAATAATGTTTTTATTCCCTAAACTTGTTTATGACACGTTGGATATCATTAGAGAGCAATCCTTCTTCCTTAAATGCTTTTTCTATCTCATTAAGTAGTACGTTCATTGCAGCAATGGATTCGTATTCGTCTATCCATCCATAACAAAGTTCCTTTATTGTTTCCATATTCTTATTTATTTCTATGTTTTGCCCAATACCATTCAAATTTCCACCATGTAAAGATAAAGTAGAAATAGATTCCTCCTATATCAGTGTAATTCACTTTTAATCGTGGACGTAAGCCAAAACCATCATGAGCAACCCAATAGGCCCACATATTGGAATCGCTTTTCTTAAAATAGTACTTAAATAGTCTCATAATTTAGCGTATTTTAGTGAATATTTAGGTTTGTATCTCTTGCATCCATATCCGATACAGCAGTCATTGTCTTCTTTGCTCGTTTTGCAAAGGCAACGTGTCGCTATATCACCGTA